TTAGGCGTAGAGTTTGACTAATCGGAAGATGAAGAAGTCGCGGTCCCGGACACCACGCATTTGTGAGCGAAATATTTTGACTTTAGAGTTGAATGCCTCGGCAGAGGCATTGGTCGCACGACGACGGAAATAGTTCAGGATTGTTGGGGCGTGGTTCTTGAATGTTTTGATTACCGAGCGGAAGTTGTTGTTACCCAATGCCATTACCTTTTCATACCACTTGTTCATCCTCCCCATGGCTTTTGTCGGTGAGATTTTAGCGTTGAAAATCTTGCGCAGCTCCATCGCAAGGCTGTATGCAGCCTTCAATATTGGATAGTATTTGAACAGTATGTTGACACGATGGCGCTGTATGTCAGTCCATTTGTTCTGCGACATCATCAGAGTGTGTTTGCTGCGAGCCAGTATCTGGCGCATGGTCTCTCCGTTGGAGTACGTTACCGGCGGTTCGGACTTGTTGCGGTTGTTTTCCTCTGCGATGAGCTGTCGGCGAATGTCAATGCGGATTTCGTCAACGGCCTCATTATAGACCTGTTGGACATGAAAACGGTCGTTGACTACATGGGCGTTATAGAACACTTCTGCGGCTATGAGCATCATTGATGGCGAGAGATCGCAGGTCACTTCCTTGACCCTGCGTCTGATTGATTTCTCCATAGCTCCGATGAGTATGGATATAATTTCGTCACTCTTTGTTCCGGGAATGGCTGCCGCAAGTGTTCCCTTGCCTCCGTGGCCGTCCTTGTTGGTCAGGAACGTCCATACCTCCCCGTTGCTCAGACACGTCTCATCAAGACTCATGTAAGGGCCGATATTATCGGCGTTGAAATAGAACCCACAGCCAAGCTCCTGTTCGCACCAGTCGGCGTAACCGCTTATCTTATTGCGGTACAAGTCGGCAAAATGTTTGCCGTTGACGCAGTACATCTGCGCTATCTGTTTAATCGACAGGGCTGTCGTCTCCACCTTCGTCTTTTAAAAAAGCCACGAACTCGGCGCTGAGTCGTGTTCCTTCCTCGTTGGGAAGTTCGAGATTGTAGCTGAAGATTTCGTTGGTCTGCCTGTCCCACCACTTGTTCTTGCGCATGTGAAGAAATACAGGCCGTCCACGCATCGGATAGTCCTGTATTGTTACATAATCCGTATAGCCTCGCGCTACGATATTTGGATTACGATAGTCTTCATCAGACAGTTTCTTCTTTTCGTCAAGCCATATGTCATAGGACTGTTCCGTGCGCTCGAAGCGCACCATTTCAAATAGTTCGTCCATGCCCTCGGGCAGGCACATCCATATTGCATCTGCGGTTTTCATGCCACAAATTTAACACTTTTCTCAAAATTCATGCACCGTGCTTTCGGCTTGACCCAAACCCTACGACATTACGAGATGTTGTGCCAATTTTGGAAGACCTCAGGCAGCTTATAAAAGTTCCGCTGGTAGCCAAACAGGATACAATTTTATACAAGCGAATAGCCGAAGCCACCAGTAAACTTTGCTCTATCGACATCGAAAATGCTATTATCGAATCTCACGCCTCCGGAGAAATCGGAAAGGTGCAAGCTAACCAGACCAGAAATTACTGTGCTGAGATTGCGACAAGAATAGATACATTCCAAAATGTATTCTATAAATTGGACAAAGATCGTAAAAATAAATCCAAGGCAGACATGATAGACGGCTACGAAAGCAACCACTTCCTTAAAGAAGTGGAGATGTTCTATATGATTGCCGCTCATTATGAGTACGCGCTAAAGGCTTGTCGCAAAATCTCGGTGCCTGATGATTGGACGATAGATAAGTACAAACAGGAAATCGAGTTATTCCATATGGCCGAAACCCGTGAAGGATGGCTTGAAAAGAAACGGGAATTTCTTAAGAAATTGCAGGAAAGCGTTGAATATGATGAATTTCTGTTGAAACCTTCATTCGATGTGTACCATGACTTGCGAAATGTCTGTCGCAAAATTTTTATCACGGTGGAAAGATACTTTCCGCCATGTGAAATTCAGTTACATCCGAAATGCAGGGAAACCTTTATACAAAAGATGCAGGTTCATAATGGTAGTTATCCCACGCCTGAACAACCTGTAAAACAGAATCAGACCAATACGAAATCATGCCGCCAATGGGAAGGGGAACTGTTCCCGATGATTCTTGTGTCGGAATTATATGAAATCTGCTCTGATGTTTTCGATAGTACCGAGACTCAGTTCCATTCATCGCTCAATCTCCATGGTAAGCATGAACCTATAAAGATACGACCAAAACAGAAAATCAAGGCGTGCTATCTCATATCGAAATTATATGAGATTGTTCCGGCCAAACACAAAGCGGCGTGGCGCGAGGATATTCTCGCTCATCTTGATATTCAGTGGAGCTACTATGAAAAGAAGTATTGTCATCCACGCGGAGATGATGCCAGTGCATCAAGTAGAGAATATGCTGATGAGATTGACAGAATCTTCAAAAACCATAAAAAACGAGCATGAGAGTTTGTGCGACTTAAAGATACCACTCGCGCACCACTTTCACCACTCATATTTCCACTTTTGAAACCTTATGATACTACCCGTCAGAGCCTGATACTCTGATGGGTAGTTCTATTAAGTGGATAAGATGAAACCACATACACCCCACCCATAACCGGTTGTAATTTTGCAGTGTCCGGGAGATACTCGGATACGCTCTCTCAGAGGGCGGAAGTATAATTCAAACCCACACTGCGTATGACAAAAGACCAGTTACTCAAACTTCCTCTCTGGCAGTATACCGGAGAACAACTTTTAGAATTACTTGATTCCCGTAATGTCAAGGATAACATCGAACCAGACGGTGCAGCTATCACAGCAAAGCGATGGCTCGTCTATGGAATTGAAGGTCTCTGCGAACTTCTCCAGTGCAGCAAAGCAACTGCACACCGTATCAAGAACAGTGGCGTAATCAAAGATGCCATTACTCAAACGGGTAGAAAAATCGTTATCGACGCACAACTTGCGCTCGATCTTATCCAGTCATCAAAGAAGGGAGGTCGCCGATGCAAGAAGTGAAAGAGGACATCCTCCGACTTTGGGAGGAAAAGCAGTTGAGAATCACGGATGAGATTCAGACTGCGCCGGAGGTGCTGTACGCCAACGGCAGCGTTATCGGAACACTCGGCAACTTCTCGGCTTCGACCGGCAAAGCCAAGAGCAAAAAGACATTCAATGTCGCCGCGATTGTCGGGGCATCACTCGTCAACGGCAAAGTATTGGGCTACACCGCAGAGTTCCCCGATGACAAGCGCACAATCCTCTATTTTGACACCGAGCAAAGTCCGTATCACTGTCAGAAAGTTATGGAACGTGCGTTGCGCCTGGCGAAACTCCCGACCGACACCCATCCGGAACATTTGAAGTTCGCCGCTCTGCGCCAGCTAACACCCACATTGCGCCTTGAAGTAATCGAACAGGCGATAATCAACACTCCCGGTGTCGGACTTGTAATCATCGACGGTGTGCGCGACCTTATGTACGACATCAACTGCGCCAAGGAATCGACCGACCTTATCGGCAAGCTGATGGAATGGACAGACAAGTTCCAGATTCATATCCACACCGTCCTGCATCTCAACAAGAGCGACGACAACGCCCGTGGTCATGTCGGCACCGAGCTGAACAACAAGGCAGAGACAATCCTCCAAATTAGCCGCAGCAAAACCGATGATACCGTGTCGGAGGTCTGCGCCGCCATGATCCGCGCCGCCGAGTTCGATCCATTTGCCTTCCGCGTCAATGACTATGGACTCCCTGAGATTGCAAGCGGGTATGTGTTCTCCGAGCCGGGCAAGAAAGCCAAAGACCCTTATCCATACAAGGAGTTGACCGAGGAACAGCATCGCGAGGCATTAGGCGTAATCTTCGCCAACGGTCCGATAAAAGGTTGCCGGAACTTCGAGGCTGCACTCAAAAGCGGATATGCCGCCTGTGGTCATTCCTATTCCAACAACAAGGTAAAGGGCTTGAAGACCTTTCTTGACAACAAAGGTATGATTCGTTACGAGAACCGCGAGTATATCTACAATCCTGATTTCTACTATTGAGAAACACCAAATTGGTTTGGTTTAGAAAAGGGCATATATAATAGGCGCTAAACCAAGAACCATCTCACCCAAACATTTTAGAACCCATGATCAAAGAGATTAAATCAATCCCTTTAGCCTCCTTCATGTCCCGAATCGGACATGAGCCTACGGCGAGAAAAGGAACAAGGCTCTGGTATAAGTCGCCTTTGCGACAGGAACATACGCCGTCATTCAAGGTCGAGACTGCGCTCAACTGCTGGTATGATTTCGGACTTGGCAGAGGCGGCAACATCATCGACCTTGCAGCCGAGTTGTATCAGACAACAGACCTGCGCCATATACTGCGTTGCATCGCTGACAGCTACCCGGTACCATCGGTGCCGACAATCGCTTCCTCTTTTGCTCCGCGACACTCAGCACCGAGTATGGAGCGGTTTGAGGTCGTGCCACTGGAACACCGCGCACTTGTCGCATACCTCCAAGAGCGTGGCATCCCGGCACACATCGCCACGGCGAACTGCAAGGAGGCTCAATACAGCGTCAACGGCAAGTTTTATTTTGCCGTGGCATTTGAGAACGTCAGCGGAGGCTGGGAACTGCGCAACCGATATTTCAAAGGTTGCCGTAGACGCAAGGACATCTCATATTTGCCGTGGGCGAGAGATGGCCCGTCAGCAGAGTGTGCCGTGTTCGAGGGATTTATAGATTATCTCTCGGCACTCACACTCGGCATCATCAGTGGAGCCGACACAATCATACTCAACTCGGTTGTCAATGTCAACAAGGCTGTGCCTTTTCTCAAAGGTTACACTACTATCAACTGCTACCTTGACAACGACAATGCCGGGAAAACAGCACTCGCCGAGTTGACCGCCATTTATGGCTCAACAATGATTGACCGCTCCACGCTCTACTCCGAGTTCAACGACTTGAATGATTTTCTTATCAATCGAAGTTTCACCAAAAACACACTTTCCAATGAAAACAAATAAACCCACCGCATCCAAGTCAACCGAGTTGACCGATGCAACCAAATCCAAAGTATCGACCCTTAACCCCGAAGTCACAATGAAATCAGATAACTCCACCAACCCTAATCCCGCAGTCAACAGCGATAACACTGTTAACAGCACCACACCTGCCAACGCTGACAATCTGTTTGACAACGAACAGCCAGTAACCGAGGCAACTGCCGTAACCGAGCCACCGAAGCAACAGCGCATCGGCAGGCAGCAGCGCAAATCGGATTTCGCCGAGTTCAAGGCAACGTTCCTCACTCCTGCAAAGCTGGTGAACCGCCATGCCCTGAACATCGAAGGCGACCTATGGGACCAGCTTGAGCGCGTTTCCAGAATCCTCGGTGGCCGTGGCACTACCGTCAGCAGTTACGCCAACGCAATCCTCGCCGAGCATCTGAAACAGTATGCCGAAGACATCGAAATCTGGCGCAAACTCTGAGCGCGTGATTGCAACTACATTTTGACCGCTAAATAGTCCTCGTAGTTTCGTGCACCTCGAAACTATCGTAGGGGTTCGGAATCGGAGGGAGCGAGTTTATGTTTTCGTATTACAAGTAATCCTCAAACGACTCGCTCCCCTCCGCTCCCGATGGTCACAAACCTCAAACAGAATTTCCAATGAAGAAATCCAATTTACGTCCCGCTAAAGGGCGTCCCAAGCTCCCGGCTGATGAACGAAAGTCCATCATGGTGCCGGTGAAATTCGACATAGACCAATATCAGGTAATGATGGACAAAGCTCTCACGGCAGGGCTCAACCGCTCGGAATATATCCGGCAGTCGGCACTGCACTGTAAAGTCGTGGAAAGGCTCACGCCAAGAGATGTCAAGGCAATCCGCGACCTTCAGGGAATCGCTGAAAATCTCAACCGCACGGCAAAATTTGTCGGTGCCATTCTAAAAGGTGGTGCCTCTGAGGAACAGATTGTCCGCACATACAGAGAGATAATTCAGTGCAAGGATTTTGTCCTTTCACTGATAAAAAACTATCGTAATACACCGGACAGCGTATGATGGGCAAGATAACAAAAGGCGGCAGTTTCGGCGGTTGTGTCGATTACGTCACTCGTCGAAAGAAGGATAATCCCGACGGCACGCCCTGTAATGAATGGCGTCTTATAGACTGCAAAGATGTATCTATGATGGAAGGGAGAAATGGAATTATCGCTTCTTTTGAAGATAATCTCGCCTTGAATCCGGACTTGAAAAATCCGGTCGGGCATATTTCCCTGAACTTTCATGCCAACGACAAGGATAAAGTTGATGACCGGATTATGGTAGAGATTGCCCAAAAATATATGAAGAAAATGGGCATCATGGATACTCCATACATCATTGTCCGGCATCTCGACAAAGATTATCCACACTGTCATATCGTGTTCAGCCGAATAGATAACCACGCCGAAACCATTTCCGATAAGAATGATTTCAGTCGCAACAAGGCAGCCTGTCTTGACTTGACAAAGGAATATGGACTGCACATTTCCGAGGGTAAAAAGCAGACTAATGTCAATAAATTGCGTGGCACGGAAAAGATACGATATGAGATTTTCAATGCCGTTGACGCTGTATGGAACGATAAATCAGTCCATACTTTCGAGCAATTCGAGACTCGCTTAAAGGCGGCTGGTGTCGGCATAGAATACAAATACAAGCGTGGCACCAGCGAATTGCAGGGTCTATGGTACACCAGAAAAGGCAAGCGTTTCGCTGCATCAAAGATTGACCGGCGATTCAGTCTGGGCAATATATCCAAGCATCTGGCTAACAACAAACCGCTACATTCTCAGTCTCAATGGATGTATGCAGATGGCTCCATCGTGCCTATCGCATCATACAAAGGTGTGCGGCTTACGACACAACAAATGAATGATTACGTTGCGGGGAAAGCTATCCGAGTTGACGGATGTCAGGGAGATATGCCTACTGTGTGGATAAAATTCAACCCACAGCGCATGACTCCGGGAGTCTATTCATCGAATCCGGATTTAGTCGGCCAATCCGCATCCCAGTCGCAAAACTATGGCACTCGGTTATCCCAAGTTCCATCCTCAGGAACCTCGCAGATGCAAGAAGGTTTTGCTAATGGAGGCGTTTTACCCGATGATTTCAAACTGTGGATGAGCCGCCATCCCGGACTTACCATTGAAGAGGCCCTTCATCGCTATCGTGAAGAACAAAAAGCCAAACGCCGCCGACAAGGGCCCAAACTACACTAAACCCAACGCCGCCGAGGGAAGCAGACCTCGGCGGCGTCTCTCATCTAATCTCCTTAATGGACTCAGAGATGGATGAGTATAGCTGTATCGTATATGTTTATCAGCATATTCAATTGCCATCTCAGAAATTTTCGCTAATTTTGCAATATCAATGATTCGGTAAAATTTGAGGTTGTTCAGCCTTGGCTAAGCCGCTAACTGAGCCAACCGATGATTTATTTTCTGAATTATTTTGAGATGCGGAGATTTTCCGCAAGTCGAAATAATTGTTGAGGCGAGATAAGATTCAAACATAAGCCGTTTGAACTGCGCTAACGAAAGACCCGGATAATCTTTCCTTATGACCTCTTTGCAGACATTGAGGGCAGTGAAGGAAAGATTGAACGCAAAGTCAAGCCGATCCCTGTCCCGGGTCTGCTGAGACTGGAGTCCTGTGAACTGTTTGGCATCGCGTATGCCGAACTCAATCTGGAAGCGGGTGCGGTAGAAACCGATGATCTTTTCAGGCCTCATGTCGGTGTCGGTGGAGAAGTACAGGAGAGGCTCTCCGTTTTCAACCGGACAGACCACGATACGGATGTCGCGTTTCAATGCCCTCGAGTGTACGACCGCCGTGTGACATCGGGTTTTGTTTCCTTTGGAATCCTCATATATGAATGAAGTGAACACGGACATATCAAGGCTGGAGAAATCCACTTTCTCTCCATACTTTTTCTTTCTGCCGCGTCTTCGCGGGGCGGAGGAATCCGGCATGGCCAGATACCTCAGATATGAGTTGGCACGTAATCTCCCGACAAACCGGAAGCCCATGCCAACCACTTCATTCACAAATTCATATTTGGAGAAAAAGGCATCGGCAACCAGAATATCCGTCAGTGAGAGCAGCTCTGTCGCCTTTGACCTGACAAGTGCCACATACCAGTCAAGCATTGACATTTGTTTCTCAGATTCAAGAGTCCTGAAGTTCGGTGACTGAACAGCACCGAGCATCACACATGTATGTTTACTCAGGCTTATTGCCCCGATCGCCATTATCTCCAGACCGCGTTTGACACGTTGTGCCACCCCTGACCAGAAACGGCCTATGCCATACGTCAGGCTGCCGGATTTGGAGATAAACGACGGATCGATTGCCACTGCCATGTCATCGGACGGTCCAAAACAATCCTGTGCCATACCTATGTTGACTTTCATCCAGTCTACGGGTGTCTTGAAATTGGAGGCAAAGGTCTTGGCTGTACGACCGCCATAGCGCGACAGCCGGGTAAAATTGACTTTGCCCGGAATCAACGCCACAGTGCGTATTGTTAAAATCAGCCAGTTGAGGAACCTTTTGCTCATCTTGGTTGTAGTATTTTCAAATACCGACTTACACCGAAAGGTGAAGTCTTTGAGAATCGTCAATACGTTCATACGCTAAGATTTTTATAATGAACGCTTTGGCGATTCATTTGTATTTGACAATTCGTTATATTAACTTAAGTTTCAACTACTTCTGTAATTTTTACCGAATCATTGCAATATAGTAACCTTAAACTTCTGAAGATGGCCGAAACGGTTTAATCCCAAAGGCAGCGATGCCGCCAAAACCAACCATATTTTAAAACTCCAATGCAGTCGTTACAGGTTCGGTCAACCTTTCAGAAAACTGCAAACGGAGTTTTTGTTTTTATAAATGGCACTTACTCAAAGCGAAGATGCACTGGAAAAAGGTTTGATAAAGACTCTCACGGATATGGCGTATGAATACGTTGAAATCCATGAGGAGACTAACCTTATATCAAATTTCAAACGACAGTTGGAAAAACACAATGCCAAGGAACTTGCGCAACATGGCAGAACGGAACTTACGGACAATGAGTTCAATAAGGTCATGCTCTATCTTGAAGGTGGCACCACGTTTGAGAAAGCCAAAAAACTGCGGGATTTGCTTCCTTTGGAACTTGACAACGGACAGCGCGTATGGCTTGAATTTCTTAATCGTCATAAATGGTGTCAGAATGAATTTCAAGTTTCCAACCAGATAACTTTAGAAGGCCGTCGTCAGTGCCGTTATGATGTTACCATTCTGATTAACGGTCTGCCATTGGTGCAGATTGAGTTGAAGAAACGTGGTGTTGAATTAAAACAAGCATACAATCAGGTTCAACGCTACCACAAGACATCATTCCACGGTCTGTTCAACTATATTCAGATTTTCGTGATTTCCAACGGCGTGAACACCCGCTATTTTGCCAATAACCCTAATAGTGGTTACAAGTTCACGTTTAACTGGACTGATCGGAAGAACAATCCGTTCAACCAACTAAGTCTTTTCGCGGCTGAATTCTTCGACCCATGCACACTCGGCAAAATTATCAGCAAGTACATCGTACTTCACGAAGGCGATAAATGTATGATGGTTTTGCGCCCATATCAATATTATGCCGTTGAGGAAATCCTCAACCGTGTGGTCAACAGCAATGATAACGGCTATATCTGGCACACAACCGGAGCGGGAAAGACGTTAACCTCATTCAAAGCCGCACAGCTTGTTTCTGAAATTGATGAAATAGACAAGGTGCTTTTTGTCGTTGACAGGCACGACCTCGACACTCAGACACAGGCGGAATATGAAGCCTTTGAGCCGGGAGCTGTGGATGGCACTGACAGTACTAAGGAACTTATACAGCGTCTCGGAAGTGATAAGAAGATAATAATCACCACTATTCAAAAGCTGAATTGCGCAGTCACCAAAGACTATTACAACCGTCATCTTCAAGATGTGCGCGATAAAAAGGTCGTGATGATTTTTGATGAGTGCCACCGAAGCCATTTTGGAGAAAGTCACAAAAATATTGTCCACTTCTTTAACAACCTTCAGATATTCGGCTTCACCGGCACTCCGATATTCGTCGAAAACTCAAAGAATGACCGCACAACCAAAGAAATCTTCGGTAATTGCCTGCACAAGTATCTGATTAAAGATGCTATCGCCGATGACAATGTACTGGGCTTTCTCGTTGAATATTACACCGGCAACGCAGACCTTGATCTTGAAAGCGATAGCCGTATGCGCGAAGTCGCACGGTTTATCCTCAACAACTTCAATAAGTCCACTTTTGATGGCGAGTACAACGCTCTGTTTGCCGTTCAGTCAGTGCCGATGCTTTTGCGTTACTACAAGATTTTTAAGGGATTGAATCCAGACATCAAAATCGGTGCGATATTCACTTACGCAGCAAACGGCAGTCAGGATGATGAAGCCACCGGCATGAACCGGGGTTTCGCAAATCCGAAAGTCGCCGCCGATGAGATGCAGGAAATCATAGATGACTACAACAAAACCTTCGGCACATCCCATTCGGTAGAAAACTTCGGACTCTACTATGACGACATCAACAAGAGAATGAAAAAGAAAGACCCGAAGATGAAGCCTTTGGACTTGTTGCTCGTCGTCGGGATGTTCCTTACGGGTTTCGATGCCAAGAAGCTCAACACTCTCTATGTTGATAAAAATCTTGAATATCATGGTCTGTTGCAGGCTTTCAGTCGCACGAATCGTGTACTGAACGAGAAAAAGAGATTCGGAAAGGTGATCTGCTTCCGCGACCTCAAAAGCAACGTGGATGCGTCTATAAAGCTGTTCTCCGACAATAATCCTATCGAAGATATAGTGCGTCCGCCGTTCAAGGATGTCAAGCGCGAGTACATTGAAAAAACCGAACAGTTCCTGTCTAAGTATCCGAATGTTGATGAGATAGACAATCTTGAAAGTGAGAACGACAAAGTGGCGTTTGTCCTTGCTTTCCGCGACATAATCAAGAAACACGCTGAAATGCAGATTTATGAGGAATATTCGCCTTCGGATATATCTTTCATAATGACTGAGCAGGAGTTTCAGGACTTCCGCAGCAAGTATCTTGACATAGCACAGAATTTCGGTTCAAAACCGGCAAAGGTTGCCGCTGAACCCGCTGCCGCTTATGGCGCCGAACCGGAAACGACACTTGAAGATATTGACTTTTGTCTTGAACTGCTACACAGCGACGTAATCAACGTGGCATACATCCTCGCGCTGATTCACGACCTTGACCCGGCAAGCGATGATTACTCTGAAAAACGCCGTGAGATTCTTGACACGATGATTCGTGATGCCGAGATGCGCAGCAAGGCTGAGCTTATCGACGGTTTCATCAGCGAGAATGTCGATGCCAATCAGGATGAGTTCCGGCGGTCTAAGGCTGACGGCACAATAGATCTTGAATCACGACTGGTGGATTATGTACGCAGAGCAAAAGACCGTGCCGTAGAGCAACTTGCTGCGGAGGAAGAAATCGACCAGACGGCACTTCATAAGTTCATGGAGGAATACGACTATCTCCACCGTGAGAAGGACGAGATACTTCAGGATGCCATAAAGAAAAAGAAACTCGGTCTGAAACAACGCCGCAGCGTATTCAACCGTATTCTTCAAAAACTTCGTAAAATAATAGAAATCTACAACTGGGAATAATATATGAGCGAGGAACTCCAGCAGCAGCTTCGCAGTCAGCTTTGGACTGTGGCAAACAACCTTCGCGGCAATATGTCGGCGAGCGACTTTATGTATTTCACCCTCGGATTCATATTCTACAAATACTTGTCCGAGAAGATTGAGATGTATGCCGATGACATATTGTCGGAGGACGGTGTTACATTCAAGAATGCTTGGGCAAGCGACGATGCCGAGTTGAAAGCCGACATAAAAGACGAGTGTCTAAGCAACCTCGGATACTTCCTTGAGCCGGAGTTCCTTTTCTCAAGCATTATCGAGGCGGTTGACCGCAGAGAGAACATCCTGCCTCAACTTGAACGCTCGCTGAAGAAAATAGAGGACAGCACCGTAGGTCAGGACAGCAATGAGGATTTTGGCGGTCTTTTCTCCGACATTGACCTCGCTTCGCCTAAGTTGGGAAAGTCTGCCGATGATAAGAATACACTAATTTCCAACGTGCTTGTAGCCCTCAACGGCATAGACTTCGGACTTAACGAGGCTTCCGACATCGACATTCTCGGCGATGCATACGAGTATATGATCGGTCAGTTTGCTGCCGGTGCCGGTAAAAAAGCCGGTGAGTTTTACACTCCTCAGGAGGTTAGTCAGATTCTCGCCGAGGTAGTGACCACTGGAAAGACACGTCTGCGCGATGTATATGACCCTACTTGCGGTTCCGGCTCCCTTCTTCTGCGCACAGCACGCAACGGCAATGCCGACACCATTTATGGACAAGAGAAAAACCCCACCACATTCAATCTTGCCCGTATGAATATGCTCCTTCATGGTGTCAAGTACAAGGATTTCACCATAGAAAACGGTGACACCCTCGAAGCTGATGCTTTCCCCGACAGAGAGTTTGATGCCGTGGTTGCAAATCCTCCTTTCTCGGCACAATGGAGCGCGGCGGAGAAATTCAACTCTGACGACCGTTTCAGCAAGGCAGGGGCATTGGCTCCGAAATCGAAAGCGGACTACGCTTTCATCCTGCACATGATTCATCATCTCAATGAGGGCGGTACACTCGCCTGTGTAGCTCCCCACGGCGTACTATTCCGTGGTAATGCCGAGGGTAAGATACGCCGTTATCTCATTGAGAACAAGAACTACATTGACGCTATTATCGGTTTGCCACCAAACATCTTCTACGGCACGGGAATACCAACCTGCATCATCGTAGCCAAGAAATGCCGCAAGGAGGATGACTCCATTCTCTTTATTGATGCAAGCCGGGAGTTTGAGAAGGTTAAGACGCAAAACAAACTGCGCCCCGAACACATACAGAAGATTGTAGATACCTATCGCAATCGTACTGAAATCGAAAAATACAGCCATCTGGCTTCGCTTAAGGAGATAGCCGACAACGATTATAACCTCAACATTCCCCGCTATGTAGATACATTCGAGGAAGAGGAAGAAATCGACATCAAGGCAGTAATGGCAGACATCAAAGAGCTTGAAGCGAAACGCTCTGAACTCGACGCGCAAATCGAAGTGTATCTCCGCGAACTTGGAATCGTGGAATAAGAATCCTTAATGTTGAACAGTAAAGATTGAAAATCCCGATGACTGACACTGAAAACAATAAAAACTCCAATTCGCCCGTTTCCACATCCGCACCCTCCCTGCGCTTCCCCGGATTCACCGAACCGTGGAGAAGAATTCGATTAGGGAAAATCGCGACATTCAGTAAAGGTGCAGGTATATCTAAAGACCAAAGGAATGAGAACGGGAAACCATGCATTCTATATGGAGAACTATATACCACGTATACTGCCACAAATATCACAAACGTTATCAGTAGGACGAATTTACCAGAAGACAGCCTGATTAAAAGTGTGGCAAATGATGTCATAATCCCATCCTCAGGCGAAACTGCCGAAGATATTGCCACTGCACGATGTGTCCTCAAAAATGATGTTTTCTTAGGGGGAGACTTAAATATTATTCGATTGAATAATGATAGTGGTTCTTTTTTGTGCTATCAACTAAATGGGGTACGCAAGCGGGAGATCGCCAAATTAGCCCAAGGTGTTTCCGTTGTCCATCTCTATAAAGAATCCTTGAAATCGCTCGTGGTCTCTATTCCTTCAATTGATGAACAATCAAAAATCGCATATTTTTTACAACTCCTTGACGAGCGCATTGCAACTCAAAGGAGGCTGATTGAGGATTTGGAAAAACTAAAGTCCTCAATTGTTGAAGAAGTATACTGCTCACCAAGAGAAAATGTCCCTCGTCAGAGAATCAATAAGAAATATGTTGATAACTGGTCAGTATGTCAACTTGGTGATATTTGCACACGCATAACAAGGAGAAATACCACTATTGAATCAAACCGTATTCTTACAATCGCAGCTCAATATGGACTGATTGATCAATGTTCATTCTTCAACAAAGTAGTTGCAAGTGAGAATCTAAGCAATTATTATATTCTTAAAAAGGGCGATTTCGCATACAATAAAAGTTATTCAGGTGATTATATTTGGGGCGCAGTAAAAAGGTTGGACAAATATGAATCAGGTGTATTGTCTCCCCTCTATATCTGCTTCCAGCCAAAAGAAAAACTCATTGACTCAGATTATCTTTTGTTTTACTTTGAGTCAAAGAAATGGCACAAAGATATTGCAGAAATTGTTGTTGAAGGAGCAAGAAATCACGGACTGCTGAATGTCTCGATAAAAGATTTCTTTAATATGCTAATACCTTTGCCATCGCTTGATGAGCAAAGAGATATAGCAGCCACTATTAGAGCCGTTTTGATAAAGATAGAATGCGAGAGAACAATATTACAAAGATATGAAAGTCAGAAAGGCTACCTTCTATCAAAGATGCTCATATAAACATCTTCGATAGCAGATAGATTCTCTGTTGAATATATCTGTTATGCAATTCTATTTCTGTCGATATTTTGTCGGTTAACAACTGGAGAGTATTGAAGATCTTTATTTGATATTCTTTTGCGGGAAGTGAGAATTTTATATTCATCAACGATGGCTTATGTAAATTGAAGCGAGTGCTGCCTTGTGCATAGGGGATTATCTTCCTACGGAAATAAGTCGTTGAAGTAAAGTATCCCATATAAGGGGGATACACCATTTCAGACTCTTGAATATGTATGCCAAAACAAAAACTATTCAAGTATAGTTCTTTAGCATTCCCCATATATACAGCGGAATAGCCAATTTCTTCGGGCGTTTCCGACGACAGGGTAAACAGTAAATCGCCCGTGCGTACCTTATTCTGATTCTCTCCGTCTCTAATCTCCACATTATCAAAATTGTAATCGGTTATCACTTGATTCTGATATACGTTCAGATATGAGATAAAAGGCTTTCCATAGCCAAAATCTTCAGCGGATTTCCCGGTCAAACCTCCATAATCAATGCCAATTTCATTGAATGACGTTTTGCAATCCGTGGTCAATGTTTCATATAGCGTTTCATTTATTGAGGACATTGATTGAAATATATCCTCAATCTATGTCACACGAACATCTTGGATAACAAATATTCTCGTTGCTCTGTGTAATGGGTCAATATGGACTTTTCAAGAATAATCTTGTCGCTAATTGTATCCAAGCATTTAGCGAGGGTTAATGCCTCGCTTTCATCGGTTGGCAGAGGGACGCTGTTTGCTAAGAATCCACTGTTTGTGATGTTGATTGTGTTTTTCGCACCTTTCTGAATTATAGGATGAAGATAGTTAAAAGTATTTACCTCGCTCTCAAAGTAGTAACCCAGCAATATACCAATCCAATCATATTTAGGAACAAATACCCCATATAATGGGGAAATAGCTGCCGGTAATTTCTGAGTGTTGCGTTTGACTATTCCATAAGGGAAACTCCCGGTCGGGCTTTTGGTATATATAATATCCCCATAGCGAGCAACATTATAATGTCCTGTCTCTTTTGCAGCAAATGAGCGACCAAGATATTCTATCTGATTTACAACTCCCTCAGAAACCGATACCGAGCAAACATTGTATCCCGCAGAGTTTTTTTCGCCGCGCTCGGTCAGAATGTCACTTAATGAGGTCAACTTCCACGACTTCTTGGATAAGCCTCTTGATATTGCGTTTTGTAGTAATGCTCTACGCAAAGATATAAAATCCTCAATCAGCCTCCTTTGGGTAGCTATGCGCTCATCGAGTAGTCCCAAGGACCGAGTTATTTTTTCTTGCTCTTCTAAAGATGGAACATGTATAGTGATGGGATTAATATGAATATTATTGATTTGAGGAATAGTTGAGGTATCCGCAATTCGACTTAATCTTGCTCGGAGAATGAAATAAAACAAATATTGATCTGAGATAAACGAATTATCTGCTTTAATTCCCATCAAATTGGTATCAATATTAATCGGGAAGAGATTCATTCTGACCTTGTTGGTTAGGATTGCGGCACCTCTTTTAGAGAAAACGACACAGCCTTCTGGTAAAATATTCTTTCCTCGTTGGCTCAGATATGGAGTTTCTCCTAAATATTTCTCACACCAATTTAGTTGTTCAACCTTGTAATATGGTATTATTCCAAATTTTGAACTAACACAATTGGGGCTTTCTCCGCTAAAAATGCGTATATAGTCACCCAGTCGACACTTTTTCCACGGCTCGGTGAAGCCGGGGAAGCGCAAAACGGGCGAATTGATGCGATATTTTCTTTAATTATCCTAATCAATTCATTTCAACGAATATGGAAAAAGAAAAAATCACAATCAAAGATCTCGCTGTCCTTTGGAAAAAGGACAAGCGACAGTATGTGAAGCAATCCACATACTCAGCCTACGCCCTAATCGTAGAGAATCAAATAATCCCGACATTCGGGAATCTTTACGCCTTGACCGAAGCGGATGTGCAGTCGTTTGTAATCGACCGACTTAACTCCGGTCTGAGTCAGAAGTACGTCAAGGACATACTCATAGTCCTGAAAATGATAGTTCGCTTCGGCGAAAAGCACGGCTATCTCCAACACTGCGAGTGGGACATCAAATATCCGACCGCTCCCGAAAAGCAAGGCTTAGAAGTCCTGACAGCCGCAAACCACCGCAAAATTCTGGACTACATCAGCCAGAACTTCACATTCCGCAATCTCGGCATATACGTCTGCCTTACGACCGGGCTACGCATCGGGGAGGTATGCGGCTTGAAATGGTGCGATCTCGACATTGAACGCTCAATGCTGACTGTGCAACGCACGGTGGAGAGAATCTATGTTCTCGAAGATGACGGCACCAAACACACTCAAATCGTCGTCAATACTCCCAAGACCGCAAACTCCGCCCGCGAAATACCGCTCAACAAGCCCCTGATGACAATGATACGACCCTTTAAGAAGGTCGTCAACAACGAATACTACGTCATAAGCAACGAGCCGCAGCCCATTGAGCCGCGTACCTACCGCAACTACTACATGAAGCTGATGAAACAGCTCGGCATACCCCCGCTGAAATTTCACGGACTACGCCATAGTTTCGCCACACGCTGCATCGAAAGCAACTGCGATTACAAAACGGTCAGCGTCATACTCGGCCATGCCGACATCGCCACAACTCTCAACCTTTACGTCCATCCGGGCGCTGAGCAAAAGAAAAAGTGCATCGACAAAATGCTCCGCTCCCTCTGACGCGGAGAAACATCCCCGCTACAATAGTTTGGTTTGGTTCGGGCTTTATATATGCCCAACCAAACCTAAACTTATATGGAAATACTCAGCAAAAAGAAGGTTGGGCGTGAGTGTTGTTGTCCTCATAGGTTACATGGGCATTGAGCGGAAACGATTTTCCAATTGTTCGAGCCGGTCAATTAGTGCATCAAACGACAGCTTCTCCCCGTAAATCATGGAGGTTTTCATTGTTTCGTAGTCAAGGCGCATTTTGTCGCGCAATTCGCCAGTCGGACAGAATGCGATGGTTGACGGATGGTTAAGCTCGTAGTTTACACCGCCGACATGATAGAATCGTTGGCGATGGGCGATGATTTCCTGATATAATTCCATGTCGGAGAGTGCGGCTTCTGCAAAAGCAGTGTCCATCAGTCGCTCCAAATCATAAAGATGGCGGCTCATGCGGTCGGAGCGAGGTGAACGACGCTGGTATTCCTCATTGAGCAGAAAGGCTTTTTCAAGGAATGTGCGTGTCGGTGTTATGGTCGGTATTTCGGCAAATGTCTCACCGTCAATCTCCGGGAAAGCATTGCCAACGAGTGATGATATGCGCTTGACTTCAAACGGTTCTTTCATCGAAAGACAACTTATCTCAATCTTGACTACGGGACGCACATACGCATCAGAGTCAACTTTGACCGGATAGTGAATCTCTATGATTACCGGATCGCTGTCGTGGTCGATTGGCGAACCGTCCTTCTTTGTGGTTATCGGTACTACCTTGCATTCGCCTAAACCGGATTCTATAAGTTTCGATTCCAATTCCTTTGCGAACTCGCCAAGTATATAATCACGATTGACAATGCGGAGATTCTTCACCTGATTGTTAGTTGCAGCTTTAGCGCAATCCTTACCAAGTTCATTGAGATAGAAATCACGATAGAGGGCTATGTCGATGTCTTCCGAAAAGCGGTCAATCAGGTTCCAGCCTTTGCTGAGACTTGTTCCACCTTTGAAGAACATATACTTTGCCGGGGAAAGGGAAAACAGAACCTTCAAAATGGCAGTAACCCACCAGTCCTTTTCAACCGCACCCACGCTGATGTTCTTTTCATTTGCTATAATATATGCCGACTGTTGACGGTCAGCATCCGAGGCATCAATCCATCTGCTCATTTCGTTTGATTTTATCCTTTGTTTCGATAATAATTTTTCTAATCCAGCGCGGAGCACGAGCTATATCTTCTTGCCATGTCTCTTCCTCCGGGCTTTCTTTCAACACGCCATAAACTACGTCAAGAGTATTATCATCAACATTATATTGCTTGATAGACTTTAGCGCAAGCACTAATATCGGCATAATCTTGCCCTTATATGCAAATGTCGATGGCACACTATGTTTAAGAGTCAGAGTACGTTTGCCAATCTTTATTTTACGTGGTGTTCCTGATGTAAGATACACGGAGTTCATTGGAACTTGTGTTGAAAAACCGAGATAATTCTCAGCAGTCGCTCCGGTTGGCAACAGTTGCGCATCATCACGTTTTGCTATGGTCTGTGCTATTTCTCCTATCGTCGGAATAACGGGCCCAAATCGTGATTCTTTTGGCTTAACGTATATCCCTGTGGCAACTCTGACAAGCTTCCCTTCATTGCATAGTTCTGACAATATGTTGGAGGCGTAGTGAGTATCAATAGGCAAAAAGCTATCCGGCAAGAAGATGGTGCCCTTCTTGCTGCGATTGACCTTTGAGATAATTGTTTGTTTCATATCGCGATGAGTAAAAAAGGAAAATAAACGCTTAATTGTCCTTTCTCAGCAGTGCAAAGTTAGTGTTTTATTTCCAATTACACAAAACATTACATCCAATTAAATAGGATTTTACATCAGCCGCAAATCATAGGTGTGGTATGATATGTCAGTTTGGTTTAGTCCGGGTAATATATACCCGACTTAAACCAAACCAACATATAGATAGGGCTGGTGAAAAGAAAAATTATTCTTTTGCATAGTTCTACTTTAGACGTGAGGCACGAGTAAGACGGTCTTCCTTGATGTAGCGGCTGAGTGATGCTTCGGTGGTGTGGCCCGTGGCTGCACAGATTACATCTCGGTCATTACCTCGTAGTCGCATATTAGTGGCGAATGAGCGGCGCCCGGTGTGGCAGCTCACCATCTGCCATCGCTGGTATATGTCGGTTTTGCGTCCGGCTCTGCCATTGCCTACGTCGGCGGTATATGCCTTGGTAACATATCCGGCTAATGTACTTTCCGGATTTGCCTCATATACAGCTTTCATTATTTCTTTCAGCGCATCGTTGAACTTCTGGTTGCTGATTACACGTGGCATCGCCTTTCCGTCATCGTATAAGTCGAGGATTGCTTGAGTTTCGGGCAAAATCTTTACCACCGATACCTTATCGGTCTTTTTTGCTTTATATTGGATATATCGTTCTCCATCCTCTGTTACATGAATGGAGTTGTAATTGAGTTGTTCGAGGTCGGAGTGTCTGGCTCCTGTCCAGCACATCAATATGAACTGATTGCGCACGGTTCTGAGGTGTTCGGTTGGCAACTCTTGTTTTGCTATCAGATCAATCTCACTTTCGAGCAGAGCGATACTTTCCGACTCCTCTTTCAGCTTTTCACATCTAAGGAAATCTTCTGCCATACATTGTATGCGCATCGGTTGGTCGCGGATAACGGTCTTGATTACCTTGATATGGTCGCCGATAGTATTTAGCTTTAATCCCTCTCCATAGGCAAAGGATAGATAATCGGAATAAAACGACTTATTGAGTTCGTCAAACCGAATATCGGTGATATGCTTCTTCTTCATAAAGTCGCGGATATAGCGGCGAAGATGCTTGTAGTGCTGTATCGTTTTCAGTCCAATTGGTTTGCCGTGCCATGTTCGAGCCGGGGCAGCATCAATAAAGACATCAAGAGCCACAATGAAGGATTCTTCACGCTGTCGGAGCATCGCTTCAAGTTCTTCTTTTTTGCGCCGCTGTTCAGCCTCACGTTGAGCTTTCTTACGCTCTTGTGCTTCTTCCTGTGCTTTCCGTTGTGCCTCCTGAAACTCGCGTTGCTCTTTATGGGCGAATTCATCTATCGCCTTATCAAGTTTCGTTCTTGAACCTTTAGGGTCGTTGATTATAGTATCAATCAGAGCCGACATTTCATCAAGCTTGTCGCAGAGTTCCTTCCCTGGACCGGCACGAAATGTATTCCACCGTCCGGGAGTGGAAATGGCGTCATTCCAAGTCTTGATGTCAACTTCAATTCGAGAGTGGAGCATAAGATTGGAGTTGAAGCCAACGCGACGGGTATAAAGAGGCGCAACGCCGGTTTTCTTGGTGGTTCGCAGTACGAATTTAGTATATGCTGATTTAGCCATATTCGATAAGTGTTTATCTAATAACGGCAAAGGTATATGATATAGTTCAAAAGTTGATACAAAGTTGATACAAATCAAAGCGACATTATGATGCTTTTTGCGACTTTATGAAATTGTTAAAATGTATAACCATTTAATATTGGCATATTTACAAAATCGAAGTTTCACGAAATATCACAAAAGTTGCCCTTCCAAGGCAACACTTCAAAATCGCAACTGATTAAATAACAATCGGTTGCGATTTTCTTTTGCCATTTTTGCACAACAATTGCACAACAGAAACCGAAAATCTCTTTCAAAATTCATCGTCATTCATCATCATTCAAGCGCAGTAGTTGATTTTGCATTTTTTAATAAGACTTCATTCACTCTCGCCCGAACCATACAGGCGGCTATATGGTTTTAGTAGTTGCGGTGTGTTTTCACACGACAATAGCGGGGCTGACACTGTACCATGCCGTGACCGTCATGTATAAGACACACCAAAAGACAAGACCCAAGAGTGGGCGTCAAACATATTCGACCTAAACGGGTCGAACACCAACGCACAATCCTAAGAGTGTGTGCCAGACATCGTAACCGGAAACTTTACTAACGCGATTATAATCGGCGTGCGGGCAAAGACCCGACTTTACGCTGATGCCGGCTGTTGTTGTTTGATGTTGCACTTATGGAAGCTATGGCTATACTCCAATTTATAGCGATGGCTGAGATACAGGATTACCACTTTATAGATTGTGCTCTTTTGGAGATATGAGATTTTTTTCGTATCTTTATGTAACGCTACGAGGCAGAAGCATCCGTCCGACACGTTCAACCATATTGCCCGGATTAGGAATGATGCTCTTTGACGTTGCTATGCCTAATTGTCGTTGCGACACGTAATTATCTTAGTCGGGTGAAAAGGCACCCGATGTACTATGAACTTATGAGAAGCCGTAAGGTGGCGGCCTGTACCGCCAGCCCTAAACAACTCGCCGTAAGGAAGCGATGCTTAACGGGCTTATTCCTCAGTCAGCGGCTACTGAGAATTGAAAATACTGACGCTCTGTGCGCGTCATAATGTACTGACGGACATTACTGTATATTGCCAAAACACGCCGGATTTTTTTGGATTTAGTGGCGGCGTTAAGTAGAGGAGATATGTAGTAGGTTCCAAGCATCTGGCGCATAATTATATAATAGGATAGCACAGGGTAAGGTGACCTCAATGTAACATTAGAAGAAAGGTTCCGATTGCAAAGATTTGCAACCGAACACAAAGCGTATTCTGCCCTCAAAAAGGTGGACCGCTACTGCTGTTGGCTTTTGCGAACACAAGCGGCATGGGAGAACTACGCCTTTTGCTTACCTCTATTGGTTGGCAGCAACAATTGTTGGCTTTAATGAAACAAGCTGACAGCATCCTCTATGTCATTACAGACCGTTGTCACCGCTCGAAAGCGCCGGAGATGTGGCAATGTATTGTTTCGGCGTAAAATCTTAAATTCAGACCTCACAATGAATTTATATAATCTTCTCCAAGCTTCTCTCTCCGATGGAAAACCCAGGCTCGGATGACCCCTTAGACCAGGTTGAATTGACCCCTTAAGCCAAAATATCACTGACCCTTTTGCCCAATATAAAAATGACCCCTGTCGACGTAATGTCAGCAGGGGATTTTATATGTATCTTTGAATTCCGTTTTGGCCGACGGGGGATATAATTCAAAGAAAACATGAACACAAGATAAAAGAATATTCTCCTATGTCACGCATCAGGGATGGGCATAAAAGGCATCAGTAGTGCCTTTGACATATCCCGGAACACGGTGCGCCGCTATGTGAGAATGTATCAGGACAGCGGTATACCCGCTGAGAAGCTGCCGTCGCTGAGTGATGCGCGGCTACAGGAACTATTTGCCATACCAGGGGCAAAGGAACGTAAACCGTCGGAGCGGCAGGTCTGGCTTGAAGCCCTATTGCCCGATTATGCGGCGCGACTTTCTCGAAAGGGCATGACGGTCAAGAAGTTGTATGAAGAGTATCATACCGGCCATCCCGATGGCTATCTGAAGGCATCTTTCGGGATGAAACTCAGGCAGTTCATGCTGCAGACCAACGCCATCGGGCATGTGAAGCACCGCGCCGGAGACCAGATGTATATCGATTTTGCCGGAGACAGATTGGAAATAGTCGATGAGGCAACAGCCGGGATACGAAAGGTCGAGGTGTTTGTGGCGATACTTCCATGTAGCCACTACACATATTGCGAGGCAGTGTGGACGCAGAAGAAGGAAGATCTGATAAAGGCCTGCGAAAACGCCATCCGTTTCTACGGCGGCGCACCATGTGCGATTGTGCCTGACAACCTGAAATCTGCAGTCACGCGCAGTGGCCGCGACGAGCCGGTCATAAATCCTGACTTCGAATCCTTTGCCGAGCATTACGGCTGCGCCGTGGTGCCTGCCCGTGTGCGGCATCCAAAGGACAAGGCCCTGGTGGAAAATGCAGTAAAACTGATGTATCGGTCTGTGTACGTAGACCTTGAAGGTCAGATTTTCCATAATCTGGAGTCGCTTAACGAAGCAATCCTCAGGTCTCTGGAGAAGTTCAACGCGCGTAATCTGACGCGTCGAAAGGAATCACGCCGTCAGCTCTTTGAGGCTGTGGAGCGGGACAATCTCCGGCCATTGCCTGCGAACCGCTATCAGATGAAACAGCGGGCTGTCGCGACAGTACAGCGTAACAGCTACGTAACTCTGCACAAGCATCACTACAGTGTGCCTGTGCAATATGTAGGCAAACGTGTGGAACTGGTCTACGACACTGACACGATCGACATCTTTCATGGCTTTACCCATGTGGCGACGCATCACCGCAACGATACTCCGTATGAATATACAACGAAACCGTCACACAATCTGCCCGGACGCAAGGGGAGCTGCGAGAGCGACATTGCGGAACTGCTTTCACGCGCTGCACAGATCGACAACATCGTATTGCACTATCTGCGTGCTGTCATCGAGGACAGGCGTTATCCGGAACTTGCCTTCAGAGTCTGCCGTGGCATCATGAAACTTGAGAAAAAGTATGGACTGAAACGGCTTGTGTCAGGATGCGCCGCGGCAATGGACGCACGCCTTTACAGTGTCAGCGACATGGTGGACATACTTGAGTCCGGAGCCGATGCAGATTATTTGCCGGGGGCTGATGCTGACGGCAATGACCGTCAGACACCATCCCACCGGAACATACGCGGTAAAGAATATTTTGCCGCGAGCATAAAACTATCAGCCAACAACAACGAACAACATGGAAACGAACAATAAAACCACGCCAATAACAGCGGAGAAAGACCGCAACTCCATCTCTCTGGATCTGATGCACCGTATGCGCTTACACGGCATGTCGGCAGCGTTTTCCGAAAGTCTTCAGGCCACATTCGCCGAGACAATGACACCTGACAGCTTTCTGAACTGGCTGTTATCCAGAGAATGGGACTACAGGGCCGCACGCAATATTGAGCGCCTGGTGAAAAACGCAAACTTCAGATACGATGACGCGTCGGTGGCGCAGATTGACTATAACCTTCCGCGTGGCCTGGATCGTAATCAGATGGAGCGTCTCGCATCGCTGGACTTTATCCGTAAAGGTGAAAACCTGTTCATCACAGGCTGTTCTGGTACGGGCAAAAGCTATCTGGCAACAGCACTGGGATACGAGGCATGCAAGGCCGGTATGCGCGTACTGTACGCGAACGCATCCAAACTGATGGGGACCCTGAAAATCGCCAAAAACAAAGGAACAATCGAAACGGAGCTCAAGAAACTCGAAAAAACGCAGCTCCTGATCCTCGACGATCTCTTCCTGGTGCCTCTCGACGCCAAGGAACGCGCACACCTTACGGAAATCATCGAAGACCGCCATGGTCGCAAATCAATCATCGTGACATCACAGCTCCCCGAACTGGACTGGTACGAAGCAATCGGTGACTCCACAGTGGCAGATGCAATACTCGATCGCATTGTCCACACTGCTCATCGAATCACGCTTACCGGCGAAAGCGTCCGTAAGCTTAAAGCTATAAAAAGCCGATAAGACAAAATAAAATTGACCCCGTCGGCCAGAACGTTTTCAGGGGTCAATTCAAAATATTTTCAGGGGTCAATTCAACCTTGGTCTAAGGGGTCATCCGAGCCTGGGTTTTCCATCTCCCGACCATATCTGCGCGATGCCGGTACCCATATCCATTGCTCCGTCGCAGAAGGTCAGAATCTCATTCATCGAGTTCTTGAAGTTATCACCAAACACTGAGCCGAGGGATTCTCCCCAGCCCCGTATGGTACTTGTCACTTCCTTCCCCTTTGCATTGAGGTCTTTGAGTGCGCCGGACACATCACCTCCCTCTTTGATGGCTTTGTTAAGTTCAGACCATGAAGTCCTGAAAGCGGCAAAAGGATTATTCTTTTCAAGCTGCTTCTTGATTTCCTGCACCTGCTTGAGCATTCGCCGGTACTCATCGACTGTTATTTTGACCGCCTTCTTTACAAACTTGCCGTCGGCATCCTTTACCGGGATGGTTATTTCGACACCGTCGCCGTCAACCTTTGCATTCTCAAGAGTCTCCTTTGCCTGTGCATAGAAATCCTTGAGGACTTTATATCCTCGGTCGGATACCGTGCCGAACAGTTTGTCATAGAAATCGCTTGCCTGCAATATTTCTCCCTCAAGCGATGAAATAGAGGAACGGTAAGCCTGTTCGCGGGCTGATATTGCCGACTTGATTTCGGTGGTGTCCAATCCCTCCGATTCAAGCCGGGCGAGTTCAGCATTGAGGGTTTCCATATCGGCTTTATAGGATGATTCTATATCCCTGCGGCGTTGATCATAGTCCTTATACTGCTCAAGCAGCTCATTGAGCTTTTCCCGGTTCTTTGCAACTTCGTCATTCTCGACCTCACGAATGGCATTCTGCATACCTTGGTTGGCGAGACGGCGAGCCTCGGCAATAGCCTCGGTTTGCTCCGGCGACAACGTGCCGTTCTGCATCTCTCGCCACTTATCCTCTTGATCCTGTATTTCGGACATCTGCTTTTCATAGTCAAGGGCAATCTGACGGCGACGCTTCTCTGCACCATCCTCAAGTTGGTCGATTTCCTCTTGCTGATTTTTCCATCGCAGTTTGCGCAGTTCCTCTGCGACACGACGTTCCTGCTCGACACGATCATCTTTGTCGGGTTTGTCCGGCTTATCGGGTTTGTCCGGCTTACCACCATCCGGATCAACATTTGTACCGGGAATATTTGCCATAGTAGCATCAAGTTGATCGGCCAGTCGATTCATTTCACCGATATATTCCTGAATAGTCCTTTCGGCATTTGTCCGGGCATTGTTCTGAGCGGCCAAAGCCGAAGCATTACCGGCATCCCTGCGCATCTGAGTGACAATACGCGCACCCTCGTCAGTAAGAGCCCAATATGAAGAGGCTCCTTTTACCATTCGGAGATTTCGTTCCCCACGACCGCCTGTTACAAAGTTTCCGGCACTGTCCCGATCGGAGATGGCCGCTTTCTCGGCCTCAGTCAGATCTACGAATCTTGTTTCGGTAGTCGCCGGAACATATTTATATGTTTTATTCTTTTCAATGTTCTCGACCATCTGGTCTGCGACATTCTGAATACGGGTCTCATAGGCTTTCAGTTCTGCGCGGAGAATGATCGCCGTCATCATATCTTTCGTATGCTGACGGAATATCTTCTCCATATCGTTGACGTTGTCTATCTCTTTACCGAGCTTGCGCCATTCCTCCTTGGTATCTGTTATAAACTTCTTCTTTTTATCGAAACTGTCTCCAAGGTTCTCCCATGCACGTTTCAATTTGAGGAAAGACGCAATCTGCTCTCCGGCAGCAGTGGCTACCGTCCGGGCAAATTCCTCCTGCTCCTCACGCGCTTTCTCCATTTGTTCCTGACGCTCTTCCTCTGCTTTCTGAGCTGCCTTACTACCCTTGGCAAAGGCATACAAAGCCCCTACGACCGTCACACAGGCCATAGCAAGCAAGACATAAGGATTCGCCTTGGCAACCGCATTAAACGCCGCCTGTGCGATTGTAGCGGCCTTAGTGACAATAACCCCGCGACCCTGCGCGGCAGTCTTTATCGTTTCGGCAGTAGTAGCAGCCTTGGTCTGAATAATTCCGATGCCCTGCATGAGTGCAGACTGCCTCTGCAAGTTATTCTGAATGGAACTGAGTGCGTTGCTCGCTACAAGAGCTGCCTGTAATTTTGTCTGAGCCTCCACCAAATCCTCTTGGCTGACTCCGAACATCTCGGCTCCGGCGGTCGCCAAGCCGAAACTGTCGATGGCAAGCTGAAGGGCTCCCGTCAACTGATCGAAGCCTCGTGTGTCGGAAGCTGCGTTGTTAATGGCCGCAGTGGTATCGCCCATCGCGTCTCTCAAGACACCGGCCTGTTCGGTCAGCTCCTCGATATGACGTTGCAGAGCCTTTCCCTCGGCTGTGGCACGCTCTTCATCGCTGAGTTGGGCATACGCGACCATGAGTGTGGCTATCTCTTGAGTGAGATTGCGGAGCTGCTGCCGGAGGGAGACATCCGCTCCCTCCGACGCAGCCTTGAGCTGATTCTCCATATCGACAAGCTCGGCAAGTCCGGCTTTCTCGTCTTCGAGTTCCTTCCTGACTTCCTCGATACGAGCTTTGGCTTTGCTCCACTCAGCACCGGGCGCAGCACTCTTGGATGCCTTCTCCAATTCCTTGAGAGTCTTTTCAAGGCGCGAGACGTGCTGCCTCTGCAATTTGAGAGACTCTGACACTTCCTTTAACTCGGCTGCTGCGTCATCGGAGAACTGACGGACTATCCTCCCGGCGTTTTTCAAGCCGGGAGTCAGTCCGTCTTTCATCAAGAATTCTATTTCGACCGGTTTCATTGTAAGAGATTGCTTCTGAAAAATCCTGCTACTTCGTTGGCTTCATCCTCTGCCGAACCTCCGGCCTCCGGCTTTGAGGTTCGTTTCTCGATATACCGGGGCGCATCGCTCAACATCATGATGAGTGTCTGATAATTGACCTTGTGGAGTATGTAGTCAATCGTCCATCCCGTGGCGGTAGCCACTTGCCACAGGAATCCGAAGGGGCTATGGGAATTCTCGTAGTGAGTCGTTAACTCCCCTTCTTTTTTTGGCTCAGTCTCAGCCGCATCGGATTTGTCTTCTCGGCTGATCTGATAATAGGTATAAAAGGGTCGGTTCCCATGAGACGGACGAATTCCCTCACAGCCGCTATCTGATATTCATAGCGGACAAAATGGCGCACGAACCATGTCAACGGCTTCACATAGACTGTTCGGCCAAGAGTCAGGGCGATCATCCTACAGATCTTGCCTCCATGTTTGGCGAGGAACTCCATCTGCTCTTCCTTGGAGAATTTCTCCATATCGGAGCTTTTGACCCCCATTGACAAATAAGTCCGGGCAATTTCGATTTGGCCGGACATGCAGGGGCGGCGCATCGTCACCCTAAAGACTATCGGTCGTTTTCTGAACGGTAGCCGGAACTCCTTCAGGGGGAGGGAGACACCCACGTTTAAGAGTGCCTCCGCTGCCTCCTGTTGGATCATTCTGATGGTCTTGTCCTTCATACGTTACTAACCTGCCGAAGCCGGAGCGTCTTTGATGGAATATGGCGCAGAGCCATCGGTCGGTTTGTTGACCTTGAGCTGACATTCGAGCTTTGCGACTTCGGTAAGTGTGAGCTTACCGGCAAGGCTTGCGAGAATGGTGCCGTTGGGAATGGTGATCACTTGGCCGGAAACGAGATTGATTGTCCACTTGCCGGACTTTTGAACGAGGTCGGAAGGAGCCTCCCAGCCGGTGTAGTTCGGTTTGGTGCCGATAAGTTTGCCACCGAGCACAGCCGCGATATTCTCGTAGTTGAGCTGAATGAGGTTGAAGGTCGGGGCAATCTGACCATTTTTCTGAAGCAGGGTCAGAACCGGCGCATCGGGAACCTGCTCGGCCTCCACATCGACGGATTCCGGCTTGGTGCCTCCGAAATCGAATGAGCCTTTTTCGATGTAGCCCATCGTAAAGTCATCGAAAGCAAGCGAGCCGATGCCATACAGGAAGTTTTTATTTTTTTCCATATCGGGATTTTGATAAGATGATTATTGTTGAGAGTACGCCGACAAACAGTCCGGCAATAAATGCCGCCAATGCGATTTTAATTGGATTTGAACGGTGTTCGCGCTCCGTTTGAACGCTCTCCTTGAGGTTGTCGAGAGCTTCGAGGGTGGCTTGGTATTGCTCCTCGTAATATTCCACTTCGCGCTGAAGACTGTCGCAGGTCGCGGTGACGAAGATTGTGTCGCCTCTTAAGGAGACCTCGGCTCCGGCTTGACCGCTGCGCTTATGGTACGACGCTCCTGCCGGGAGTTTAAGGAGGCTGTCCACGGATACGGTTATCCGAGCCTGACTCATCGGCACCGTCTCCTTGTGTATCTGCCTTATCACTGTTATGGTATCGTGCTTCTCTACCGTCTGCACTGCCTGAATCTGTTCCGTCTGTGTCTTTTTGGTTGTCGCGCAACTTACGCAGCACAGGACAGCCATCGGAATGAGGACAGCCGGAAGCAGCTTCGACAGCCTTGCGGAGACGCGCCATCTCTCTCTTGGTAGAGGCCATCTCCTTTTTCGTTGCCTGTAGGTCTTCTCTGGTTGCATTGAGTTCCTCTTTTAAAGGTTTGACGATGTTTTCTACAAGAATCCGGGTGGCGTTCTCAGTGTTGGTGATGCGCACACTTTCGGCATCGGCCTTTGCTCTCTCGGCATCGGCGTTGGCCTTTCGGACTGTCGCCTTGAGCGTAATGACACCCACCATTAAGGCAAGGAAGCCACCGCCAAGAAGTATGTTAAGAATTTCACTGAATGTCATAGCCACTCGGATTTGTTGATTATTGGTTGATGCCGATAGATTTAAGCCACTCCGAAACTTCAAAGCTCGGACACGCTTTCATAAACTCGAAGGGTTCGATGATGCCATTGCCGTTAAGGTCGGGCGACAGGTCGCGGTGTCCTATGATCTTGACATCGGGGAACCGGCGGTGGAAATTGAGGACGTAAGCGGCCATTGCTTTTTTCTGAGCCGCTGTCCGGGTATCCTTCGGATTCATAGACTCGTCACAGCCACCTGCATACACGATGTGTCGGCTGATGGAGTTGTAGCCCTTGGCTCCGTTGGTAACTTCCCACGGATCGACATTGGCATCCTCGTTATTATTCACAAGACGCTCGACTGTGCCGTCGAGCCGGAACAGGTCTGTGTAGCCTACCTGCTTCCATCCCCTGCCACCGGCACTCACCGGGGAGCAATGCATACGCCGTATGTCTGCGGCGGACACATCACGACCCTCCGGGGTGGCGGTGCAGTGAATTACAAGATACTTGAGTCTTGCCATGCGTTACTTACCTTCAGTCTGTGTACCGCCACCTGTAGTCGGAGCGGTATAGCCACTCATCATTACAGCACCGGCATCAGCCTTCTTAGGCATTGCGATGAAGTAATGGCGGAAGTTGATTTTATTACGCTGGTATTCGGGGTCGGTCGAAGCCTCGCTGTAATACATCTTTGTGGAGCCGGTAGCCTTGAACACACGGGGAACATAGAAGGCAAATGAACACTGGAATTCACCTGCACTTGCAGCTGCTTGGACTGCCTTTTTCTTACCGGCGGTTGTATAGACAGGGTTGTCTCCGTAAGTATAGATGTCAAAGCCATACAGATTGCCGACAGTGCCGGTATTGCGGTTGATATTGAACTGCTCACGGAATGTCTGCTCGGAACGCAGCAGGTCGTTTACATGGTCGGGGCAAAGGACAAGACGACGATTCGAGGCCGGCACCTTGAGGTTGTCGAGAGCCTCTTTCAGACTGATTAGGTCGTTAAGGGTAAGACGATGTCGGCCTGTTGTGGGGTCTGCTGCGCCGGTAGTCTTAAGGACGGGTGTCTTGTCTGTATTCTCCTGTGCGCACAGTGCGTGTGCCGCTTTTGCGAATTTAGCATCGCTGAGGGCGTTGGCATGGCTTTCCTTGACACGGGACATCTTGTCATACGAAATGGCATACAGTTCATCGTCGGTGACGGGAGTGACCTTTGTCTGGAATTTGTCGAGCGAGATGGCGATATCCTTATCTTCGAGTGCCTGAAGCGGAATCGGATAGGTCGTGTTATTGATGAGGACATCGGGGTCAACACCCACTTCTACAAGGTGGATGACATCGTTGTTGACGATAGACGATTGGTCAGGAACACCGTCGAGCCATGAGCCTGTTAGGAACTCGCGGAGTCCTTTCACAAGCTCGCCTGTCCATACCTCGGTATAGACTCCGGCACGGAGTGCGCCTTTGGGGACCGGCGCGAAGCTCATGGTGATGCCTATGGCCACCATGAAGAGCATACCGACGAGAGGGGGAACGCCGAGAAGCGTTGCGATGATTGCGCCCATGAGCATATTGAAAAGCAGAGCGCAGATGGTTTTGGATGCTGTTTTCATCATTGTTGATATTTTTGGTTAGATGTTGCAATCGTAGCCATATTCGGCTTTGAAGAGACGGCGATATTCTGTCGGATTCTCGCTGCGCATTTTGCGGAGTTCATCTTCGGGAACCTCGCGGAACTTGTTGTAGGTCTTCTGACCGGCAGGGGGTGTGCTACCGTTAGACGGAGTGATGGTTTTACTGAGCTTTGCCGCCGGGGTCATTGCGTCGAGGGTCGCCTTGAGACTGTCGATGCCGATTGTCTTGCCAAGGTTGATGAAATGTTCCTTCTTATCGGGTGTGAGACGGTTTTCCTTGATGGCGGTCTCGACGGCAGAAGTAACCTGCGAGAGAGTCAGCGCATCCTTGTCTTTTTTGAGCTGCTCCACTTCTGCGGCAGTAAGGTTCAGCTCGCCGATTTTTGCAAGCACGGCGGTCTCGTCAGCCGTTTCCGGCAAACCCAGTTTGAGGGCGATGGTCTTGAGTTCCATTTGTTGTTTTGTTGTTTGAGGTTTATTACTGAGCATAGGCAGGGGATTTTCGCTGTCCCTGCCCAGCGTTATCTGCTTTCCGTTGTGGCGCATGACTATGGCATTGTCATTGGCTCCGATGTCAACTATGGAGGTCTCGAAGATCTTGCTCTTCGTAATGGTCGGCGCAGTCTGCCCGGCAACGAGATGTTCCGGCTTTTCACTAAGCTCAAGGACATCGATTCCGATGCTGACCATTCGGAGAGAACCTACCTCCCATTGTTTTTTACACTGCTTGGACAATTCAGTCGCGCAGTCGAAGACCGGCTCGCCGCTGATCTCGCCATTCTTGACCTCGATGTCCTTCATGTAACCGATGACCTTGCCGCGCTCGTGCATGTACAGCAGCACAGGGTTCCGCTCATATTGTGCGGTGTCACACCCGGCTGTCAATACCCGGCTTCCGTGGCTGTTGAGACTGTCATCAGTCATTCTTACTCTTTTTCCCATTGCGGTCGTTGCGTTTGAAATTCGGTGCAATATTACGACGTAATCCTCTGCCCGACAAGAAAGTGTGCAACGGTTGCACACTTGTATGAAACCGTTGCACACTTTTTTTGCTCTTAGGCGTGAACTCTCCAAATTTGCATAGTTTTTCGGCTCGACACCATCATGCTTGCCGAAATGTAACCGCGCAAAATCATTATCAACATGACAAAAGCAGAACTCGAAAGAAAAAAAGACCTTGCCCGTACCTTGTATATGTCCGGGAAGGAGCAGACCGAGATCGCGGACATGGTCGGCGTATCGAGGGTAACTATATCGAAATGGTGTACCGCCGACGGATGGAAGGAAACCCGTGCGGCAAAAACAATATCACGCCCGGAACTGATCAAGAAGCTGCTGCTTGCCACAAACACCCTTCTTGACAAAGTGAACGCCTCCGGCGACCTCAACCTTATCGACAGTCTCGGAGACAAGCTGTCCAAACTGACAGCCGCCATTGATAAACTTGACAAGTCACAGGCTAACGTCGTGGCGGCAATAGAAGTATTCACCGCCTTCTCGAAATATCTTGAATTCCGTGCTAAGACAGACCCAGAGATCACACTTGAGCTTATCAAGACTGTAAACAGGTTGCAGGACGGGTTCCTCATAGAATCTTTTAACAAGGGAACTCTCGTTTGCTATGGCGACTAAATGGACAAAAGAGCAGAAGGAGGCGTTTGAACGGTGGCAGGAACATTGCCGGGAGGTTCAGACGCTGACGGCTGTGTCTATGGCTATCGCCAAAGAGACCCCGGTTGAACGCGACAGGCGCATAAAGCGGCTGCTCTCGAACTATGACGAGTTCTGCGAGTATTACTTCGCCCATTTCCTTACATTGCGCGACAAGACAACCGGCGAGATCATCAAGACGATACACAACGCTCCATTCCACACGAAGGCCGCTCTGAAGATAAGGAATACCCCCAACCTCAAGGCTGTGTTCAAATGGCCGAGAGGTCATGCCAAGTCAACCCATATCGGTGTGTTCATTCCTCTTTGGCTTATTTTCCAACCGAAGAGACTCATCAATTTTATGATAACCGTCGGCAAGTCCGAGGACAACGCAATACGTCTGCTCGGCGATTTACAGGCCGAACTTGAATTCAATCAGAAATTGATCGCTGACTTCGGCGAGCAAAAAAACCTCGGTTCTTGGCTTGAGGGGGAATTCAAGACCAAGGGCGGTGCCAAGTTCCTCGCTGTTGGCCGTGGACAGTCTCCCCGTGGTCTCCGTGACCGCGAGGCTCGCCCGGACTATATTGTCATCGATGACTTGGACGATGACGAGATATGCCGGAATGAAAAGCGTATAAAAGATTTGACCGATTGGGTGAAGGAGGCTCTGTTCGGTGCGCTCGACGTTGGCCGTGGTCGTTTTATCATGGTCGGCAACCTTATCTCCAAAAACTCTGTGCTTGCCAATATTGCCGCTTCCAAAGGTGTTCATGTGTCCGAGATAAAGGCCGTTGACAGCGATGGGAACCCTGTATGGGCTGAAAAATGGACTAAGGAGGAAGCACAGGAATATAAGGATTTTGTCGGATACAGGGCATGGGAAAAGGAGATGATGCACAACCCCATCACGGACGGCACCATCTTCAGGCATGAATGGATTCGGTTCAAGCGTATGCCCAAACTCGACAAGTACGATATGCTTGTCTGCTACACCGACCCGTCTTTCAAGTCGACCACAGCCAATGACTACAAGGCGTGTCGCCTGTGGGGTAAGATAGGAACCGAGCTGCACCTTATCGACACATACGTCCGACAGGATACCGTTTCCGGGATGGTGCGTTGGCTATACAACCTCTATGAAAGTTTGCCGGAGAATGTCGTAGTGACATTCTATATGGAGGCGAATTTTATGCAGGATATTATCCTCGATGAGTTTGCGACTGAAGGAAACATTCGCGGCTATCAGCTGCCAATCATGCCGGACACCCGAAAAAAGCCAGAGAAGATTCAACGCATCGAGGCGGTCTCGCCTCTGTGGGAGCGTGGATTCGTATTCTACAACGAAGCTCTCAAGGGTACCCCGGACATGGAGGTAGGCATAGAGCAGACTCTTGCACTTGAACGTGGCTCCCGTGTCCATGATGACGCGCCGGACGCAGACGAAGGTGCTATATGGTTTCTACAGCGAAGCACGAGACAAGAGACATTCAAACCGGTGTCGATACCGCGTCGGCACCCTAAAAATTCATGGTGATATGTTCAAGACCATCAAAAAGTATTATGCCGCATGGCGTTTCAAGAGAGCCGTGCGCAAAGCAAAAAAACTCGCCGGACTGTTCGGCAGGAAGTATTACGTCATCAACCTCGGCGGCTCTCTCAAAGTCGTCCCGAAACAGACAATCAAGGAACTTATCAAGCGCAAACGGTTCCGCAAAGGCGTGACCGTCGAGGATATCGAGAGACACGCTCTTTTCGTAACAACTTAACTTCAGCATCATGTTTATCACCGACACCGACTACGCCGTGGTCATAGGCGAAGATGCGCTCAAGGTTATCTCACGTGCCTCTGAGGAAAACCGCGCCAACGCGGAACTTGAGGCAATCGAGGAAATCTCCGGGTATCTGCGTCCTGTCTATGATTGCGAGGCGATTTTTTCAGCCGAAGGGGATGCCCGGAACAGGCTTATTGTCATGCGGACTGCCGACATAGCCCTCTATCATCTTGTTGCCTCACTCCCTCAGAAGATGGGTATCGAGATACGCAAGGAGCGTTATGAACGGGCTATCGAATGGCTTGAGGGTGTTCAGTCAGGCAAAATCATCCCGGACTTGCCGCTGATTGAGGAAGAGCACACTCCCGTCATGAACGGCACAATATTTCACTCGGAGCCACGGCTCCGTCATAATTGGTAATACTATGGGCGTACTCGACAAATTCCTTGAGAACTTCCGCTCCAAAAAGAGCGACCCCATGATACTCCAGACCCCATACGGAGAACTGAATCTTGCCAAGCCGAAAGACCGGGCAAAGTTTCAGAGCATCGTCATGGACATACATCGGACTACCGATGCACTGACGCGAAAGGACATAGCGGATTGGAGGGCGGCATGGCAGCTCGCAATAAATGTTGACAACCCTAACCGGCAGCGTCTTTATGACATTTACAGGGACGTTGCCGTTGACCTCCACCTCTCCGGCTGTATCGAGCAGCGGCGAGGGTTCGTAATGTCACGCTCGTTTAAGCTCGTCAATGAATCCGGCGACGAGGATGAGTCTGCCATGCATTATTTCGATCAATCCTGGTTCAAACAGCTTCTGCGCCTGTGCCACGATTCGTTGTGGTTCGGCCACTCATTGATTGAACTCGGAGAGCTCACGCAGGACGGGGACGGGTGCCTGTCTTATGACGGTGTCCGGCTTATACCTCGCAAGCACGTTATCTCGGAGTATCACCGCTGTGTCCAAAATGTAGGGGATGACTGGACTTCGGGCATAGACTACCACGAAAGGCCATATTCGGATTGGTTGATAGAAGCCGGACAACCCGATGATCTCGGACTCTTCCTCAAAGCGGCACAACAGACAATACCCAAAAAGAACGCACTCGCGTTTTGGGATGCCTTTGCCGAAATATTCGGTATGCCTATGCGTGTCGCAAAGACAACAACACGCGACCCAAAGGAGTGGAAACGCCTTGAGCAGATGATACAGGAAGCCGGAAGCAATCTCGGCATGGTGACCGGCATGGAGACGGAAGTTCAGTTTGTCGAATCCGGCAAAGGCGATGCCTTCAATGTATATGACAAGCGCATTGACCGTGCCAATTCGGAACTGTCGAAACTGACCATCGGCCAGACCATGACCATTGAGGACGGTTCTTCACTGTCGCAGTCAGAAACACACTTGCAGGTTTTCGAGAACCTTGTGGAGTCCGACCGCGATATGCTCCGCGACATCGTGAACAATCAGCTTATTCCCCGGATGATCAAGCACGGTTTCCCCCTCAAAGGCTTGCGCTTTGAATGGGACGATGCAGTGGATTATACCCCGGAACAACAGATTGCATACGAGACTATGGTTCTCAACAATTTCGATGTTGACCCTTCATACTTTGCCGACAAATACGGCATGCCTGTGGGAGACCGTCGGGAGACCGCACCAATCATACCACCCGGAGGTGATGGGGAAGATGGCGATGACACGAAGGCGGATGATAAGGGCAAGCAAAAGAACGGCAGACCTTTTTTCGACTAAGCCCCACTGACTATGTGGGGCTGCATGAACGCTATGCCCGTCTGCTCAAGGATATGCCGGAGGTGTTCATGGCCGGGCGCAAAGAGCGTGAGGACGAAATACGCAAGCAGCTCTCCGTTCTGTTCAACGGAATGATGAAGGCTGTGTATAAAACTGAAGGTGCGCAGCTCTCCATCGATATTCTATCCACTCCGCAAGTCCGGGAATTCATCAAGAGCCATGCGTCTGCCCTTGACTCGTCATTCGAGCAAGTCAAGATGTCCGATGCCATGCGCAAAAGGCTCCACCGCTCGGACTTTATTTTCTCTGGCATTAAAACATTCCACGAACTCAACGAGGCTTTCCCCTCACTTGTAGATGAGAACGGCGAACGAAAATCGTTTGAACGCTTTTTGAACGATGTTCGAAGCATCGACCAAACCTATAATGCAAACTACCTCCGGGCTGAGTATAACTTTGTCACCGCTTCGGCAGAAATGGCTGCTAAATGGGAAGGATTCATGCAGGATGGAGACCGATACAATCTCCAATACCGAACTCAAAAGGATGATAAGGTTCGCCCGGAACACGCCGCCCTCGATGGTGTGACCCTGCCTCCGTCTGACCCGTTTTGGGCGGAGTTCTATCCTCCGAATGGATGGAACTGCCGATGCACTGTCGTACAGGTTCGCAAGTCAAAGTATCCGGCGACATCCCACGCGGAGGCGATGAGGCTTGGCGACGAGGCTCTGCAACGCGACAGCAAAGGAATATTCCGATTCAATCCCGGACTTGAGCAAAAGACGGTGCCGGACTACAATCCATACACTATACGCCGCTGCCGGGACTGCGATATAAACAAACGGAAATTCGCATTTAGGCCGATGAACAGTCTGTGCGAGGCGTGTGCCATTATAAATGAGTGTTACAACGACCTTTCAAAATCCGAAAGTGCCGTTGTCAAAAAGCATTATATGCGTGAGATGGAACCGCTCCTTACAAAGAAAATTTCTGTCAACGGCAACGGCCATCCTATGAATGTCGGATTCTCCAAATATGGGAACAAGCATTTATATGCCGATACTTTCGGGAGAAGTTCCGTACTGACTAAAGATGATCTCGCCTCGCTTGATTCTCTTTTGGCCGGAGCGAAATTCATAAAAAAAGTGGCGAAATCAAAACCACGCCGCGACCGCATCGAGAGATTCTACTACTATGAGGCTGAACTGCACGGCAGGAAGGTCTATCTCAATGTCGGAGAGACCGACATCATATCGCGTACCGGCAAAATCAGACATGACCGATTCCTGTATTCGATAACAGATGCCATACAATAAAAAAAGAACCGACTGTGGCGACCCCTTATGCTTTACGCAAGTTTAGCCCACACACAGTGCGATTCTTGAATGCAAAAATACAAACAATTTCTGACATACAAAAGTTTATGGACAAGATTTTATTATTCCTCAAGACCTCCAACCGCTACAAGCACCTCATTGGCGGTCTTCTCGTAGGGCTGTTTGCCCTTGGTGCTATCCCGGCCATATACGCCTCGGTAGTGGCGGCGTCATGTCTTGAGTTGAAAGACAGGCTACACGGCTGCTATTGGGATTGGGTCGATTGGATTCTTACCGTTGCCGGAGGTGCCATCGCCGCTGTGTTTTGGCTTATAATTTGATATGTTCACTGCTGAACGCCAAATTATGAGTAAATTTGCAGTTCAAAAGGCAGAGTCCCTCAATAGGCCGTGTGGTCTATCGCGGCAACAACAACGCGAATGCGAATGGCGGCGTGTCGTACGCGAATGCGAATAACGATGCTTCGAATGCGAACACGAATGTCGGCTCGCGGCTGGACAACCAACAATCGGCATACATCACCGGGAACGTGTTCCCACCGAGGTGCCGAGAGGGATGAGCCTCGGCAACAGCGGCGAAAGCCGGAAAGCCGGAACACCAAGTGAACGAGTAGGGTTTGGTAGGCGAAAGCTCGAAGAACCCGGACTCAGAGAAGGAAGGCTCAAGGAGCCTGTTGTTACAAATTTCTAAAACGCTCCGCACCATGCGTCGAGAAGGACATATCATAGAGGAGATTGTCGCTTATCCAAATATGGCACAGTCATTCGACCAAGTTCTGCGAGGCACAAGCCGGAAGCGGAGCCGACAGGGTCGTTGGCTATTGGCACACCGGGAGGAGGTGATAGCGGAACTCTCGGCTCAGATTGCCGACGGCAGCTATTTCATCGCCGGTGGTTACAGGGAACGCACAATCATCGAGGGCGGCAAAGAACGGCACATACAGGTTCTCACGATGAAAGACCGCATCGCCGTCCATGCTGTGATGTCTGTTGTCGATGAGCATCTGAAACGCCGCTTCATCCGCACGACTTCGGCAAGCATCAAAGGTCGCGGTATGCACGACCTCAAGGCTTACATCGAGCGTGATCTCCGGGAACACCCGGATGAGACCCGGTTCTGCTACAAGTTCGACATCTCAAAGTTTTATGAGAGCGTCAGTCAGCAGTCCATTATCAATTGCGTCCGGCGCATCTTCAAGGATGAGAAATTGATTGTGATACTTGAGCGGTTCATCCGTATGATGCCTTCCGGGGTGAGTATAGGCTTGAGAAGTTCCCAAGGACTTTGCAACCTGCTACTGTCGGTTCACCTCGATCACATTCTTAAAGACCGTCTCGGAGTGCCTTTCTATTATCGATACTGTGATGATGGTGCCGTTCTTGCCTCTACCAAAGAGGAACTGTGGAGAATCCGGGACATCATTCACGAGTGCGTGGAATGCATCGGACTCAAGATAAAATATAACGAGCGTGTCTTCCCGGTAACCGAGGGTATTGATTTTTTGGGATACGTCATCTATCCCGACCATGCGCTCATCCGCAAGCGCATAAAGAAAAAGTTCGCCCGGAAGATGGGCGAGGTGAAAAGTCGTAAAAGACGACGTGTGCTTGTTGCCTCGTTCTACGGAATGGCCAAGCACGCGCAATGTAATAATCTCTTTAACAAATTAACAGGCATAGAAATGAAATCATTCAAAGACCTCAATGTCGCTTACAAGCCTGATGACGGCAAGAAGCGATTCCCCGGAGCGGTGGTAAGTATCCGGGAACTGGTGAACCTTCCCATCGTAGTCCGCGACTTCGAGATGGGTGTCAAGACCTCGCAGGGTGAAGACCGCTGCGTTGTCGCCATCGAGCAGAACGGTGAACAGAAGAAGTTCTTCACCAACTCGGAGGAGATGAAAAACATCCTCCAACAAGTTAGTGAAATGCCGGACGGTTTCCCTTTCGAGACCACCATCAAGGCGGAGACCTTCGGCAAAGGTAAAACCAAATACGTCTTTACTTAAACATGAAACGAGTCCAAGGCAATCCCGATGTCGCTCTGCTTGAGTGTACAAACCCGGTAAGAAACAAATGGCGTGTCCGTTGGGACGTGTCCGTCGATGAATCCGGCATCACCTCTTACATGGAGGAAGAATTCAACCATAAGCCATCCGAGGAGGAAATCAAATCCATCATCAGCGGTTGGATAAACTCTCAGACCGATTCCCGAATTCTCTCCGGCTATCGATACGATGGCAAAATGGTGTGGCTCTCCACCGAAAATCAGTTTAACTATAAGGCCGCTTACGACCTCGCGGTTCAGACTGCCGGAGCGACATTGCCCGTAACCTTCAAGCTCGGAGATGATGACAATCCGGAATATGTCACCTTCGAGACCCTTGACACCTTGACAGCCTTCTACACCGGCGCAATGCAGTTCGTTCAGAAGACGCTGCTCGACGGTTGGAATGCCAAGGATGCGATTGACTTGGAACTCTACCGAGTGAACTGACCCATCTGCCCATCGGGGGAGGGCATAAAAATGCCCCCGGCCTGTTAATAGTCGTCTCACTTACTTTTAACACAACCCGCGTAGGGAAGCTCGCCGGGGGCATTAAGTCCTCCTTGAGCTTCCCTACGCGGGTGTTTTATAAGTGAGACGCTGCAAATTTAATAATTTTTCGGGACATGACCATATTTGAAATACTGAAATTCAATCGGGAACCACGGCTCTTTCATTTAAGATTTCGTCTCATTCTCGACAAATGTGTTATTTTATAGCGAGAGCAGTACGGGTGGAGAGGCTTTAACCTCTGATTTTCAAGAAAATAAGTGCAATGAAAATTTGGCCAAGTGGCAGATTTTTAGTAACTTTATAGGTGATAATCAAAGAGTTACGCCAAAAAAAATGAAGCCACTTGACCAAGTCTGTTCGACTGACGCCTATGCGCCTGATCATACCGCAAAAGTACACAATAAATTTGACACAAGGCGCAGTATCATGGAAGAACTTCGAGCGTTTGCCTCATCCGTGCCGGATTTCCGTAGATTGGACAAAGGCAATTTCCGTCACAGCCTCAACGATATCATCATGCTGATGATACTCGGACGTATGGCCGGATGCATCGGACGAGCCGAGATATTGGAGTTCGGCAGATACAACCTCAACAAATTACACAAAATGGGCCTGTTAAGGAACGGCGTACCATCTGAGGCCACGCTTTGCCGTGTGGAGAACGGCATCAACGATATGGATATGGCCGACAGGATGCAGCAGTTCGCAGACATATTCCTTGAAAGACTTACTTGCGCCAGCCGCATCATTGAAATAATCTGCATTGACGGCAAAGCCGAGCGCGGCACCGTTCAGGAAAACGGGCGAAGCCCGGATATCGTCTCTGCCTATTCGTTCAGCACCGGCATAACAATCGCCACCGAAGCCTGTCAGGAAAAGAGCAACGAGATAAAGGCCATACCGATACTTCTTGATAAAATAGATGTCGCAGGAAAGATTGTCACAGCCGACGCAATGTCTATGCAGAAGGATATTGTCGAGAAAATCAGAAAGAAAGGCGGAGACTTTCTGATAGAACTCAAAGCCAACCAGCCGTCATTGCGATACGGCATTGAGGACAGGCTAGTGGAACACACACCGGTATATTCTTACACCGAAGGTCCCGAACTGGCCCACGGCAGGATAGAGACGAGAACCTACCGCGTATATGACGGACTGGACATTATCGCAGACAAGAAGAAATGGGGCGGAAACATGACCATCATAGAGTATGAATCGTCCACAGTCAAAAAGTCAACAGGAGTACACACCTCAGAAAAACGCCTGTACGTCAGCAGTATGCCTACGCATACTCCGAAGCCAGGAATCTTCGTGCGCAACCATTGGTCAATAGAAAGTATGCACTGGGGGCTGGACTACAATCTTCAGCAGGACAATATAAAACGCAAGTCGACGAGAGCCGCCAGAAACCTCGATACCATACAAAGAATAGTTTACTCGGTGTTCTCAATATGGAAAGGACTTCGCAAGAAACAATCAGATAAGAATAAAGGCATAGCCGAACTGATCAGACATATCTCGATGAGCTTTACCAGACTGATTCGATTTTTAAGTCAAAAGTGAAAAAAATAAGATTTTGATACCAGAATAACTCTTTGATATACAGACATGGAAAAATTACCCGATTCTCAATGAACCGGGTAAGGGAAGATATGCTATTTATTTTAGGTTAAATGAAAGAGCCGTGATCGGGAACTGCTTAACAGGCTCCGTCAATCCGGAATTAGACTTGAGGATGCCGACTACATCGACCTTTTTGTTGACTTCAACAAAATGGTTGCCGACGGGGAAAAGGTGTCGTATGCGGTGGCTTGCCTTGCCACCAATTATCGAGTATCAGAGCGCAAGGTATATACTCTAATCAAGCGGTTCCAAAGCGACTGCAATCCGGCTGCAGTGTAATTCGTCACGTCGATAGTGTGCTGCGGTCGCCTGTACACTAACTTTGCATTGTCTAAACAATCAAAAAATGGCGACATCCAATCATCCACATACATTATACCTTTCCGCTCCGCTTCCATTCGTAGGACAAAAACGAATGTTTGCAAAGCATTTCATCGAAGTAATCAAACAGTATCCACCCGGTACGGTCTTTGTCGATCTGTTCGGCGGCTCCGGCCTACTGTCCCACATCACCAAATATTACCACCCGGAATCAAGGGTGATCTACAACGACTTCGACAACTACCGACACCGCATCAACAATATCGGGCGCACCAACCGGCTACTCTCCCTTATACGGCCTATCTCAGACCGTTTCGACAGGCACAAGCCTATCACCGGTGAGTCTCGCGAGCAGATATTCAAACTGCTCGAACAGGAGGAACAGGAGTCCGGTTATCTCGACTTCATCACGCTCTCGTCTTCATTGATGTTCTCTATGAAGTATAAACTGAGCATCGAAGATATGCGCTCCGAGGTATTGTATAACAATGTCCGTAAGAGCGACTATGCTCCCTGCCCGGATTATCTCGCCGGTCTTGAGATAGAATCCTGTGATTACCGGGAACTGTTCGAGAGATTTAAAGACACTCCGGGTGTGGTGTTCCTTGTTGATCCGCCATACCTTTCCACCGATGTCGGAACCTATCGTATGTATTGGCGACTCGCCGATTACCTCGATGTGCTGTCGGTTCTGCCCGGACACAACTTCATTTATTTTACTTCCGAGAAATCGTGCATTGTCGAACTGTGCGAGTGGATGGGTCGCCACCCCTCGCTCGGCGACCCGTTTGCCCGTTGTCAAAGGAGGGAGTTTAAAGCGACGATGAACTACAATGCCCGGTACACGGACATCATGCTGTTCACGATACCCGACCTTCCTCCCGACAACGCCGCATAAGGCCTTTTTCTCGCCCATATATCGCAAGAGAGCCGTCACCCGATAAAGGTAACGGCTCTCTCATTTATACGCGACACAGCGCGTTTATTGGGCTGTATGTTTGAACGCGATAAAGTTATATACTTCGATGCTTTCAACGATATCCTCGTGGTCGTGGTTTGTATGCGATTCTTCGAGGGTGAAATCTTTGAAGTTTGCACCATTGAGTCCGGCAAGGACATCGTGGATTTTATCCGGCAACTCAAAGAATCTGCCGGAACCGTCGGAACCATCGGCTACGGCAGGAGCCCAATCAGTCACGATATGCAGTCGCACTCTTGCCTCTGCACGGTACTCTATGCCCGGCACGATAGATGTCCAGTGTATCGGCTCGAATTCGATGAACACAGCCGGACGCTCCCATGCGGCTTCCTGTTCGATGAATTCCACGTTTCGGTTCCACAGGTCGATATGTTTGATGGCACGGAAGCGTACATCATCGTCCATGTCAAGAGGAGCCTCGTAATACTCCCCGGCGGCGTTGACGCATAAGAGTGTCAGACGCTGTTTGATTTTGTTGTAAAGTTCTTTTCTCATCGTTCTATAATATCGAAATCGGTGTTGAAAAATTCGGTGATGTTCTCTTCGATAATTTGCCTGACGGTCTGCTCGACCTCCGGGGCGGTTCCAAGGAATCGTCGGCGTGGTATCTTGATGGTTGAGCCGACTTTCATTAAGGCCATGAATTTCCAAAACTCTGCCTCGGTTGATAATTGAACAGTCCTCTTATCCTTACGCTGTGAGCCATCCTTGCGTCTGCCGAAAGAGCCGGTGGTCGAATAGTATTTATACCAAAAGAATCGTTTCATTTTGGCTGTGACCTTGATTTCACCGCCCTCGTTGTGAATGGCCGCTGCCGGGTGTTCGCTACGAAACACGATGCTGTTTTCGGTCTCATAGCTCATGATGCTGCGGCGAAGGCCACCGGTATCGACGAGGATATGACCTCCGGGGCGGGTGGGGCTTTTTCTGCGCTGCCAAGCCTCAGAGAAGAAAGCCTGTCGCTCAAAATTGCGGTCGAACTCATCGGTCATCTCCACTTGTATGTCGCGGAGAATGTTCTTGATTATCTGGTCATAATTATTCGCCATCGTCCGTGTCTTTAAACATATCGAAAAGATTGGGTAAATCGGGTAAGGTCTCGCTGAAACCCGGCTTTGTCGGAGCCTTCAGAAGGTTGTAAAAAGTACGCTCACAGATACCATACACAGGATATATGTACCTGCGCCATATTTCCCGGTTGGGAATTCCCTTTTTGGCGTGAAGGTCATATATCCTGTTGATGTCTGTAACTCTCTTTTGATAACTCTTTCCGGGTTTCTTACCCATGCGTCAGTGTCGTTTAGAGTGTTGGGGTTTATACGGTCTGATATCCAATGTCATCTCGCAGCTCACGGTTACCCTGCCGCTGCCCTCGCACTGAAGGCAAGTGTGAAACTCGCCTTCCTCATCCCCGGCCACCCTGCCGGTGCCTTTGCAGACCCGGCAGAGGGCGACCTTGGGTGGTCTTGATATTTCTCGTTTCATAGCCTATCGGTTTAATCGACATCTGTCATGCCGAGTGGAATGTAACGCCATGCACCCTTATCATCTTTATATTGGGCGCGGATGAACTTCTTGCTGACTGTGGGCTGATATGACTCCTCGATGATACGAACACCCTCAAGGAATTGTTCATTGCCACTGTCCTCAGCCATCTTGCGGAGCTGAAGGACTCGGCTTGCCTTGATGTTACCCTGCCCGTCACGGCTGAGAAGGCGCAGTACGGCGTTGACCAGCGACTTGGTAGCCTCATCCTTGGCAAGACTCTCGATGTATGTCTTAACCATTGCGATGCCGTCTTCTACCGTATCACGGTATCCGTCGATGCAGTTGACTCCGAGTATGATGCGGAGGGTGCTGTCGGAGTTGGTGAATGTATGGCTGCACTGTCCATCACGTGCGGCTCCGATTATCTCGGCCTTCATCTTGAGAATGGTTTCGAAGTTGCCAAAGATTTTATCCTTGGCATTCTTGAGCATTTCACTCACTTCCCGTAGCTTGGGGATGGTGGCCGCAATCTCGTCATCGACAAGAGCTGCATACTGCTGACGCTGCTGCTTGCGCTCTTCTTCGCGACGTTTTTTCTCGCGCTCGGCTTTGAAAGCCTCGAACTCTTTCCGCTCTTCGGCGGACATCTGAACTTGTTCCATAATTATGATTTTAAAGGGTGATTATTCTTCGGTGGGAATTAACTCTTCACATTGGAATTCGACGAGGTTGGCTTGGTTCGTCGCCCATTCAGCTATCTCTCGCAGGAGTTCGATGTAATCACCGTTCTCCATGTCCGAGGTGTGGAGCTGAATGTAGTTTTCGATTTGTTTTATTACTTGCTTCATTTCAGTTGTAGCTTGTCATGCCGGGAGCGGCAAGGTTTATGAGATATGTTATACGTTGCTGAGGTGTTTCCGGGGCTTGCGTCGGTTCTGACTTCTTGCGCTGCCATCCCTTGCGCTTTATGGAGCGGAGTTTGGTGGCCAGTTCCATCAGTTCCTCGATCGAGAGCTGCCCGAAGGCTTTCCCGGAGATTCGGGGGTGGCGGCAGAAATCATTTATCTGCGCCCAATCGGTCGTATCAACTTCAAGTTCCTGCATCAGCTTGAGGGCAATGCTCCGGCGACGCTTGAGTTCATCTCTCGTTCCGTTCATGCCTTCGATGGCTATGCAGAGGTCGTCATATTCCTTCCGGGTCATCTCCTTGAGGGAGTCGGTGCGTCCGGCAGTGTACTGCAACACAAACTGACGCTTTGCCTCGTCCGGCTCGCCATGAATGGTGAGCTTGTGAAAGGCGGAGTAGAACCGCCCGAAGTTAGTTACCTGTTGTTTCATCGTTCTTGCTCTGTTCTTGTTTATAGTGAAGCATTGCCATCAGAGTCTCTTCAGGCAGGTGCTTTGCCACTCCTAAGAAATATGTGTCCACATATTCGGCGATTGCCCATTCAGAGGCATACTCAAGGTTCTTCTCGATGAATTGAGTTTTTTCGGATCGGCCTAACTGACGAAAGACCTGATTGATGTTTTGTGCCATGTTATTTATTGTTTATTCGGTTTCCAATCTATCGTTACCAAGGCGATTACCTCGCCTGTTCCTTCACAGTCGGGACAATCCTTTTTTATATCCGCATAAGGCAGGAATCGCTCCATGAAGAAACCTTTGCCGCCGCAGTACGGACAGGTCATTGGCCGGGAACAGAACCCTTCTTTTCGGATGCGTCCGTTCGGCTCAAGTATTATCATTTCTTTTTTCGTACTCATTTATCCGATATTGTTTGAAGTTCTTAAAACACCTTCTTCCCACACTACATAATAGCTGCCGGGATCTTCGGTGAATCGTCCTTGGCAAAATGCCTTGTAACCTACCACCCGGACTTTGATCCCGGCAATGTAGCGGAGCCGCACGGCAGCTTTGCCCATTGGCTGACCTTTGTGTTCCTGCGAGATGAAGATGAAACTCTTTGCCGGGAAACGGTCTATCAGCTGCTTTGCTTGGTCGTATGTCCACCCTGCCACCTGAAAGCTGTCCACAATCACAAAGTGGGGACTTTTAGGTTTGGCAAGTCGCTCTATAAGCTCATCATAGGTATCGCTCGTCGCAACCCGGAACCGACCTTGCACCTCGCCCATCTTGAATCGCTCGACACGCTCCTTGAACGATTGGCTCACACCTTCCTCGAAGGAACAGTAGAGTGTCATTCCGTAGTTGCAGAGTTCCTTGGCGAGCTGCATCACAAAGCTGCTCTTGCCGGAAGCGGACGCGCCGCTGATAAACCACGCCTCGTTGATGGTCGGGGTGCCGAAAGGTCGGCTCCACCGCTCACCCCACGGCAAGGTTTTGTAGGTCTTGGCAAGAACCTCTTTCGGACTATATGCTCGCTTTGCCATCGTTACTTCTTCTCTTGAGGCTTTTTCAGTTCCGCTATAAGCAAATCTGCCTCTGCTACAGCGTCCTTAACATCATCCTCTCTTGATGTCAAGAGTTTTCTGCGCTCCATATAGACGGCGAATGCTATCTCGTATCGACGCTGCTCCCAATCGATTTCGCCACGTTGGAGACGCTTGCCCATTCTGATGACGGTCTCCATGTATTCTTTTTCAATTACGCTTATCATTATCATTGTCTTTTAAGTTTTTCGATTTCAGTGTAAACTCGGCGAAGTCCGCCACCCGTCTTCCGGGCAATCTCCCCGGCATCGATGCCTTCCGGTGCGTTGAGCTTGGCAACGATCCGCGCCTGTTCAATGAGGAACTTGGTGCGCTCTTTGCTGTCATCCGGCGTAACCTTGCTGTAGCGATCACCGTAGCGACTGAGCATCTCAGTGTAGCCGACCTTCTTGCACTCGATGGATCGGTTGATTTTCTCCTTGAGTCCGTCGGCTCCCATCATGTACCATGCGCAGCATCGCTCGGTGGCGTTCCACAGTGCCTTGAGTTCGAGGAAGGCTTCATACTGAAGGTCTCCAGCCTCGTCAAGAATGATGAGGGGGCAGTCGATGGAGCCGAGGTAGTAAACGAGGTCTTCATACACATCCGAGTACCGGCCTTTGCTATCGACACCGAACTCAGCGGCAATTTTGCGCACGAGCTTGAGCTTGGTCTTTACCTGCGAGCAGTCGATGTAGATGGCGTTGGGGTGCGTCTTGACATAGTGCCGTGCGGTGAAAGTCTTGCCGATATTGGGCTGGTCGCAGAGGATTGCGCTGATGCCGCTCGACTGACAGGCCTCCAACTGCGCCGTGATGAACATGAAGGTCGGGGTCTTGGCGACCTTCCATTCGATTTCACCCCGGAGGCTGACTCCGAGCTTACGGGCGATGCTTATCCAGTTGGCATCGCTCAGAACCCGGTCGGTCTGCCCGTTCTTGACCGCGCTGTAAACCGAGGTCGTGATGCCGAGTGAGGCGGCGTGTTTCGCGTCACTCGGATAGTTGGCGCGGTTCGCCTTGATTGCGGCGAGGATTTTGTTTTTGACGTCTGTTGTAATCATATTCTAACAGTGTTATAATTTCGTTCTATAAGTCTTGCAAGGCTCGTGCGGCGTAGTCTTCACTGAGGCCGTATTCTTGCGTTTCTCGCGTTTCCGACTCCGGGACGATAACTTCTTCCACCTCGATCGTCTGAGGCCGTGTGTCGCGCTCTATTACGCCCACACGCCCGATGGCGTTGTCTTCGACATATTTGTTGAAGTGGCTGATCTTTTTTCGCTGCTCTGTGAAGATTCTCTCGTCCTCCTCGGTCTGCTCGGCACGGGCGGTGTTGTAGGTGCCGAGGTTCTCAAGCCGGTCGATATACATATCGCCTTGGTAGATGAACATATCGGTGATCTTGCCCTCCTCGTCTGTGAGGTAGTAGGCTTCGACCTTGTAGTCATTGGGGGCGAGCAGCTCGATGACTTCGGTCTTGCTCAGCCACCAATCGGCTCCGGCTACCCGGCAGTATGAGTTTCGCCGGATTGAGGTGCTGACCTTTTCGCCGACATATCGGGCTATGGTCGCTTTGTCGAGGGGTTGGAGTGTCGGATTGATGTTGGCTACAAGTACGTCCCACCTTGTCATGCCCTTGTACTTTTTCTGATTGGGATGCAGGGCATGGTTGTATTCGTAGATATCGCGCATATCGTCAGCGATCAACTCATCCCAAGTGTAGTATTCCTTCTCGACATAGGTATTGTTGAACTCATCGAATACCTTGTTGCTTTCGGTTCGGTACTGTCGGCTCTTGGCGAAGAACCTGCCGATGCCTACATGGTTGCGATGCTCGATGCTGCGTTTTTTTGCACCGTTGAACTGTTCGGCGTGTTTCTCCTGTGAGTTCATCGGAGCGCAGAACCTTACGAATGGGAACATAACACCTGCCCGGAGGAAAGAGTCCCGCCATTGGCTCATGAGGTGGTTCTCGACCTCGACCTCGGCAGGGCAACCCCAGCCTTGACGGTCGAGCAGCCTGAACATATTGCGGAACATATCAACCACAAGATCGACGTTCTTGGCGCGGTTGTAGGCGTAGCCGATACAGCAGCCGCTTGTCACGTCGTAGGCATAATATGCCTTCGGGCGAATCCGGGTGTCCTTGAGTTTGCGCGGAAGGTCGCGGTCGTCGAATGACACCTTCGACAGCGAGAACTCGCCGTGATGACGGTGCATGTGCGGCATGGTCTCGTGCATGAAGGTCGTGTAACTCATAGTCGCCTTGTCTATGATGATTTTGTTTTTCGGCTTGTTCAGATAGTTGATGATGGTCGCCTCGCTCAGAACCATCGGCTCGCCGTTCTTGTCGGCAAAGTCATCGGGGTTGAACAGTTCTCCGGATTCCGGGTCGTACACGTCAAGCTCGCCTGTAACGAAAGAGTTGTACAGTTCGAGGACGTTGGTACCCCACGGCTTGTTGGGAAGGACTGCAATGCCGAGAATAAGACGCTCGGTCTTGTGGTCAACCTTCCGGGCACACTGATTGCCGAACTTGCCGCTTATGAGACAGGCGTAACCGTTAGCCTTGTAGTCGTTGACCTTCTTGCGAAACCGCAGGGTCGATGCCGGGAGGGTGTGGCCGAAGTGTTTGCGCAGAACCTCAATGGTCGCGGCCATCATACTCCAGTCGTATTTGCCTCCGAACAGCCTTTGGGCGGTGGCCGCTCTGTCGTAGAGCTTGATGCAGGTGTTGAGAACCGAGGCGTTGGTGACGTATTCCTGTGCCTTCTCGCGTGGGAGCGTCATGCCGCACTTCTCTTTGGAGAAGAAAAAGGCCACGGCCTGTTGATCGACCTCATAGTTGCTCTTGACCCAGCCCTCAAGCCGAGCCTGTGCGCCGCCGGGATAAACTTCTTCAACTTTGTCTTTGTAGCGTTGGGGTAAGCTGTCAACGGCAATGAGAGCGTAGCTTCCCCTTGCACCGCCGCCACGTTGTACGACCTCGACACGGTTACGGTTCGTCCAATTACGATAATTGGATTCCGTAACGATGCCGCCGTCGAATAACTCGCGGGTCGATATACAAAGTCTGCCGTTGCAATATTCCATACCCTTATCTCAAAGCTGCTGCCCGTTCCTTGATTTCATAAATCATCGGAAGGGTTACATTCTCATAAACCTCAACCTCTGCACCCTTGACGTAGATGTGGCCGGTGCCATCCTTGCGATAGAACTCCAAAATGGCACCATTGTCAAATTCCATTCTCATCGTGCCATCAAAGAAGTGGATGGCCTCTCCTGCCGGAATAGAAGTCATTACTACGCCTCCATTCTCTTTTGCGACCTTGCGGATACGCTTTGTCAGGTCAGTTTCGGGGTAGTCGAGATTAAGGGCATTCCATACTGAACGCATGGTCACGTTGAAGAGCTTGGCAATCTTCTCACGTGTTTCTTTTGATACTGCGATGTTCTTTTTCATCATCTGTCTCACTTATTGGATTTTATTTATTATCTTTACAATCTCATTCACAACTGAACCAATTATGAAATACAAGATTCGGGTTCAAGTCGTAGAGTACAGCGACGATACCCAAAGAGACGAATATAAGCGCGACCTACTGTCGTTTGCGAGAATCGCTCGTATTGAGCCTCTGAAAGAGTTGATGATGCCCGGAATGGATTGTTTCGAGGTAGATTTAGATGCTCTGCCCGAACATATTCAACTTGAGTATTTACAGGCTCTGAACATCCTGCGGGTCCGAAACCCACACTATCATGTGGAACTTCGGGATTCTGAGGGAAATTCTTACTTTTAGTCATTTTCTCACTTATTTAGTCGGTTGTTAATCTCGTCGATGGCCTCTTTCAGAGCGAAGTGTCCGGCAACGAGGGCAGAGTACTGCTTGGATTGGTCGCACTCCCAGTCGTTGTGAGTTGCCTCAAACTCATCGAGGACAACCCCGGTGTCGGTGAGGTTCTGTGTCAAGGTCTCAATGAGCAGCTTGACTGCGACCTCGGTTCTTTTCTCTGAATGTTGTTTCATCTTTTCTGAAATTTGGTGGAAGGGGCAGGATTCGAACCCGCATCTCCGACTTTGTATTTGGCTACTCTACCAATTGAGCTACCCTTCCGAATTCCCCGGCGCATTTGGCAACGCCGGGGGGGTCAAATGTTGTGCCTTTCGGCTTTAACCGGCTCTCTTGCCGGAGGATCGCCCTCTCTTGGGTCTAACCCTTATAAGTCCACCGGCATCCCGCTGGAATCATAGACCTCGATGGTCAAGGCTCCGAGTCCATCATTCTCGCCACCTTGATAGAAGGCCATGTATTGGTCGCCTTGATTCTCGTAGCCGAGTCCGTGTATTTTGGCAAAGGCTTCAATTATTGCCCATCCCGCGGCTTTCGCTGAGTCCTCAGTCGGATAATCCTCGTCCAATTCGATTATGCGGCATTTATCCGGTTCGGTATAGAAGTCATGTATCTGAAACCAATAGGTCGTCTTGCTCATAGTGTTACTCGTTACAGGTTATTGCAAACAGTAGTCTTTGAAGTTCTCCTCTTAGCTCCTGCTGAGCCACCCGGCTAAGGGTTTCGGCAACATTGTGCATGATGCTTGAGCTTGTCGGGTACTGACTTCCGTCGATGAGGTTGAGTTCGATGCTCTTGATGTGACCTCCGAGCCACGTCTTGATTTTTTCAAGGTCATCCCATGCAGTGGCCGGGCGAAGTCCCCGGATAGCCTTGAGGTTGACTTGGGCTTTATACATGTCATCACCGTGCCAACGGAAGAAGTATTCGTAGTCCTCGTTCATATTGAGGGCGTATTTTTCAACTCTGCGCTCGCACTTACGGAGAAGGCGGTCGTACTCGCCCTTGAAGATTTCAAGAATCTCCTCCGTTGTCATTTTCTTTGTCTCGCTCATATCTGTAAATTTTGAGAACTCGCGGTTTTTTCGTATCTTTGGCCGCTCGTTCATTACTGAATACGCTGCAAAGGTAAGCGATAATTTTCGCACCACCAAATTTATTGACGATAATTTTCGCATTATGTGTAAAATTTTATCTCGCATAAAGGTTTTAGCGGATGCCGAGGGGGTCTCCATCGGCACCATTGAGCGTGCAATAGGTGCAAGTAGAGGAGTTATATCCAAAGCAATATCCAAGGGCACCGATATACAGTCTAAGTGGCTGGAACTCATTTGTGAAAGATTTCCCAAATATTCTCCTGTATGGCTATTGACAGGCCAAGGGGATATGCTGAGAGACTCAGTAGATCACACAACAGTACCCTCGGATGAACCTCCCGAAGAGGCATCCGAGAAAAATATCGCAAATAACCCTCAAAAATTTTCGCAGCAAGATTCTAATGCCATACTCATCGAGCGTTTTATGGCTACTATAAAGGAACAGGCAGAAGAGATAGGTCGCCTCAAGGAGCGCATCGCGCAGCTTGAGCGAGAAAAAAACGTTGGCGAGGAATCCTTTCAAGCTGCCCCAAGGGAACTTTCCAAATCCACCGTGGACTTATAGAGGAATGGGAGAGGCTTGGAATATGCCCCAACTGAACGAAACGGATACCAAAGGAAACCCCGGAATACCCTCGAATCGCCCCTTCCCGGAGTGTTACCCCCTCAAAATGGGGTCTAAATCGGCTCAAACCCTTGAAATTCCTATATTTAATAAGGTACCTGGGCGCAAAGTGGAGGTTTTTTCTTAATAGTGAAATGCCGAAATCGGGGGTCTATTTTGAAAAAACGGTATTTTTCCACCACTCTATTACCCCCCCGATTACCCCAAATGTGAATATCCAGTTTAGCCAAAGTGAATATCCACTTTGAATATCCACCTGAATATCCACCCCTCAGAATCGGCCTTTCGAACACAAAATAGGGGAACCGTTTGGCTCCCCCGGAATGTAGGCGTTTTAGCGGCTCTCTAAGGCCGTTCAAACGCCGTTATTATGTCATTCAATCATCTGCGCCATCACCGGCTCCACGAGGGGCTGTGAGCAGCGTAGTTTGCTGTATTATCGCACGTTTGGTAACGACCGTGCCGCCACCACTCAACCCGGCGCGGCGCAGATAATCATACCCACATCCTACTTGTTCCGGGGTCAGATGATGGAAAATGGCGGCAATCGAGCCGAAAGCGAGGGTTTTACGCTTGCCTGTCAAGTGAACGATGATGCATTTGGTCTGTCTCATACTCGTAAATTTTCCGCAAATATACACAAATAACCGCTATTTGCAACCTTTTGAAATTATATAAATCAAGAACCGGCACTAAAAAGTCGGCACAAAGCCGACCGCCCTATCCTATCCGACCACTGGGATCAATGACGTAAACCCATCATCGCCGACCATGCGCCCCATGTAGCCTTCGTGTAAACCTGTGAAGCCAAAAATTAAACCGAAATTAAAGCAATGTAAACGCTTCGTTTTTTTCGCCGCACTCCCCCACCCTCGTCTAACTACCGCAAACTCAAAGGCTTTCGCTCAAAACCGCCGACCTCAACATCAAACGCTTCGTTTTGTGCCCCATATATGTCAGCGAAGGCAAGTCCGCAGAAGCAGCAGAACACGAATGTGTCACGCACGAGGTCAAGACGGGGGAGTGTCGTAAGGTCGAGCTTCATTATCGCTTTCAGCTCGTTTTCGCTCAGAAATTCCCTGTCAGCCTTTGTGCGGGTATAACGCTTGCCGATAAACGGATCGTCATCAATCCACTTGTTGGCGATACCGACCCTCACGACATTCTTCAGATAGCGGATATACTTCACGGCGGCATTGTTGGCGCACATTTTTCTTACACGCAGGAAATGCTCGAAGTCATCCACCATTCCCGATGTAAGGTTCTTCATCGGAATATCGGACACATTCTCCTTCATCATCAGAAATTCTGACAGATACTTCTCGCAGCGTTCCCAGCGAAGCACGGTAGCCTTGCAGATGTCGCCGCGCTCATACTGTTCCCTCACTTTCACGTTAACCTCACGGAAAGCCTCGCAAAGCATCTTGGGCTTTTCGAGCTTGCCGAGGAACGCTCGTTTAAGCACATCCGGATTTATCGGCTCGTCACGCATAACGAGCCGGTTGTGGATTTCGCAGATCTTGGTGCGCACCGTGTCAAGATAGCGGTTAAGCTCAAGGTCTTTCTTTGACTTGCCTTTTGACTTACCATTCGCGGCATTCCAGTCATCGGGTCTGACAGTGCGGTTAATATATATTTCTGCACGCTGTCCGTTCATCGTGATACGGAGGGTTATCGGCAGCTCACCCTCCTTGTTGGCTCTTTTCCTCGCGATGAAGTTCAAGGAAAAGTAGCTTTCATTGGATAGTTTCATTTTGTCTTGTGGCTTTAATGGTATCTTAAAGATACGCAAAATTTTTCAGTTTTACAATCTGTAAATACCAGAAGACATCAGAAAAACGGGGTGTAAAGAGGGAGCAAAATCATATTTTCTATGGTTTTCGCTGATTTGCTCCCCGATTTGCTCCCTTTTTTAACAATTATTCAAATGGAATATTCTTAAAAAAGAAAGTGCCGACAGGTGGTTGACAAGCCGGATTCAGAGTTTGGCATACTTTGACAAAAGTGCTGTATTGTCTGCATACTGTTCCCTCTGAAGCTCCCTCAGGAAGCAGGTATAAAGTAGTCGCAATCGGCGCAAAATATTGAAAAGCAACCCAATATCCCCTAAAAAGGGAGCAATTTCAGTATAAAATTCTTTGCTCCCTTTTTGCACACCGGATATTGCCGTATATTGCGCCGATTTGGGGTAAGAGGCAAAAAGCAAAACCTCCGAAAATCGTTGATTTTCAGAGGTTTTCTTCGATTTGATAAATCTTATCGTGATCCGCCTGGGAGTGACATTTGTGAATCGTATTGAATCGTAATGAATTTTAGCATTCAAAGCTAATTATTACGTATTGATTGATTATCAGCGCCTTATCATAACAAAGCCATTCGAGACATTGAACTTTGGAAATCATCAGGGCGCAAGTAGAGGCAGAAGATGTGGACAAAGCGTGGACGGAAATTTTGCCATGTGGTACAAAATTGCGTAATTTTGTACCACATCAAAATAATCTCTCTGAATATGGCAACCATAACACGCTCTCTATCCTCTAAGGTCAACGCCAATGGCGAAGCTGAAATCATGTTGCGACTGTCGGTGTCGCGCGAACTGCGTCTGCGCCTGAAAAGCGGCATCTTTGTTGAGGCTACCCGTTTTCGTGACGGTAAGATCATTATGCCACGCGCAGACCGAAAGACACTAGCAAAGTTACAAATAATAAATGACAATCTGATATCTTTGGAGAGCCGACTGATTTCGCTCTGTGTAAGCACACCACAAAAGTCTCTCTCCAAAGAATTTTTCGAGGACGCTATTCTGCGTCACCACCACCCGGAACTGTTTGAGGCCGCTCCGAAGAAGATGTCGTTTTTCGATGTGTTCAATGAATTTCTCGACAAGCATCTTGACGGCGCACCACTGTCAGGCCACTACAAGGTGCTTGCCCGACTGTTGCGTCGCTTTGAGCTGTACAGGCAGAAAACGACCCGGACAAAGTTCACGCTTATTCTCAACGACTTTGATTCCGCTGAGATAGAGCGGTTCAAGGAATTTGTGGTCAATGAGCCGAAAATTTATGACAAATATCCCTCAATATACAAGACCGCCTCTGATGTCGTTGAGACTGCACGTAAGCCCCGTCGCCCGGAGAAACGCGGCGAGAATTCTGTCATAGGGATACTAAAAAGGCTTCGGGCTTTCTTCAACTGGTGTGTGAGACGTGGCTATCTCGACCGCACTCCGTTCGCAACTTTCACAGGTATAGGCAGTGAGAAATACGGCACTCCTTACTATATCACAATAGAGGAGCGCGATTTGATAGCCGATTTCGACCTGTCGGATAAACCGGCTTTGGAGGTGCAACGCGACATATTTGTTTTTCAGTGCCTTATCGGTTGCCGAGTGTCGGACTTGTTGGAAATGACGTCGGGAAGCATCATAAACGGTGCAATCGAGTACATCCCCAACAAGACCAAGAATGAACGCCCGGAGGTTGTACGAGTGCCACTGAATACACGCGCACGGCAATTGGTGGAGAAATATTCTGCCAAAGGAGCTGAGAAACTGTTTCCTTTCATCAGCGCACAGAAATACAACGAGGCAATAAAAAAGATATTCACTCTCTGCGAGATAACCCGAATGGTGACTGTACGCAATCCAAAGACCGGGGAAGAGGAGAAACGCCCGATAAATGAGATTGCAAGCAGCCACATGGCACGGCGTACATTCATCGGCAATCTATACAAGAAAGTCAAGGATCCCAGTCTTGTTGGGGCTTTGTCAGGGCATAAAGAGGGCAGCAAGGCTTTCGCCAGATACAGGGAGATTGACGAGGATCTGAAAAAAGAACTTGTCAGCTTGCTCGACTGATGTTATTTTATCAGCCTATTAAGCTGATTATGTGAGAAATTTGTTGTACCTTTGTAATTGAATTAGTAAAAGGAGATAAAACTATGGCAATGACAATTAAAACATCCCCCGAACTTTGGGGCGAAGATGCAAGAATCTTCACCGAGGAAGCGGAGCGCAATGGCAAATTGCCTACGCCAAAACTCTCGGAATCACAGCGTAAGGTGCTTTCCACAATGTTGGAGAGTGCCAAGAACATCATATTTCCTCCACGGAAAAATTGACAATGGCTGAATTTATTTTCGTAGAAAACACCTTTATGGTGCCTTATACCAAGGAGGTCGCAGATTACTGTGACCCCTTTTCTTGTGGAGATTACGACCTTGACGATTTTTTCAGCCATGATGTCTTTCTCTATGAGGATGAATTGCTTGGCAAAACGTATTGTTGGATAAACCGAGAGAATCAGCGTGAAATTGTGGCGATTGCCACTCTCTCCTACGATGGCATTAAGACCTATACACTCGACAATCCGTCACGAAATGCTCTCCAACGAAAGATACCCCAGCAAAAGCGCCACCGCAGCTATCCTGCGGTGTTGATTGGTCGCCTCGGTGTGAACAAGACATTTCAAGGTCAAGGATTGAATATAGGCACTCAGCTCATGGATGTCCTCAAATACTGGTTTATGGACGAGAATAATAAGGCGGCTTGCCGCTATATGCTCGTTGATGCCTACAATACCGAATCCACTCTGCATTACTACCTGAAAAACGGCTTTAAGCCTCTATATAAGACCGAGCAAGGAGAGAAAGATGCGTTTGGCATATCTGCCGATGAGGATTTGAAAAGCCGGATTTTCTTCTTCGACCTAAAATTGATAACAGCATAATTTCCTCTGCATTTTCTGCATTATCCGCATTTTGCGTGGAAAATTTTAGTAAGAAGACGGATAGATATGAAACGCGAGTCCATACGTCATACGGGTATGGGGTTGCGCCGTATCTTTCTTACAGGTCTTCCACAACAACCCTCGTGTTAGATACGACGCTTCTCCATACCCTTTTTGCGTAATGTCGAAACATCGGGAACAATCGTTAAGAAATAGGTCGGATATACTTAGAAAGTGCTATCCGCTGGTTGCTATCGGCAGTTGGGACGCTATCGCGATTTCCGATATTGAAAAGGTAATCAAGCAGACAAGGGGTGCTATCGCATACTATTTCAAGAATAAAAAGACTCTTTTCGCCAATATCCTCGACGAACTGTTCTTCCCGGTGTTCGCGCTCTCGGATGACGAACGCGAGAAACTATCCAAGGCTACTGTCTCCGACTTCTATAACAGATACAAGACCCCGTTTGAGCGAGTCCGCGATGATTTAAGGGATAACTACGGTGTCGAAAATCCGTCACAGGCAATCTTCAATCTATTCATTCAAGGCTCCAAGCACTACGACCAATTCACATCAAACGTCGGCGAACTGATGCAGCTGGAGCAAGACTTCATGAGCCGCATAGTCGGAGGCCGTGTAAACAACATTCTCGACCTAAACCGCGTCTATGTCGAGAATATCGGAAATATCTTTATCGAGTCAATGAATTTTGATTCTAATTAATAATATATCATTCATTTCAGTAAATTTGATATGCTATTATTTTTACGCTGATTGAGAGTGTCCGGGATGATTTAAGGGACAATTACGGTATAATAAATGCGGCACAAGCTATTTTCAATCTTTTCATACAAGGCTCTCGGCATTATAAGAATTTCACCAAGAGCATCAACGACCTGATGATTGAGGAGGTTGACTTTATGAGCAAAATAACCGATGTTGTGAATTATACCAAATAGATATGTTTCGAAGGTATATTAAAAACATAGGAATAATTTTTGTGAATTTAATTTCAAGGGGCGAATTTTGATGTACAAAATTATAATTCTACCCGCATATAGATTTTCCAATTTTAATTCACCTAAAAGATTTTGTCATAGTTTAATTTTCTGAACGTCACGCTTAACGACAAACATTTATATTATGAGGCTGGAATCAGTTTTAGTAAAAACCTGATTCCAGCCTCAATTCTAAGAGAATTTTATTGAACTCTGTTTATCTATCAATCGTATCTCACCAAACACTCATATGAGAATTTCGTGATGACCTAATTATGGCTTCGATACTGTACATTAAACGAGTTTTCAATCACACTAAAAAGGTCCTCGTAATTTTGAGGAAGGACATTGAGTATGCCAATTTCAAAATTATCTTTTCTGTAAAAACGATTTAAACGCTTAGTGTTTTTATTTAGATTAATGTGATTGCTAAGTTTATTTAATCGAGAATTGTCCGACTCTTCCAAATAAACTTTAAGATGACTAATAAGTTCACTATAATCCGAAAACTTATTTGGTTCATATATGATATAAATGTACTGATAATCTTTGAGTTCTACAACAGTTATCCCCATATCATAATCCACCCTTTTTACCATTTTTTTAGGCAAATTGAAAGAATATGATGGTATGGTATTAATTGTATCACCAGAACTTGGATTGGCATAGGCATATCCTAATACTTTTATGAGAGAGTAATCATCTCCCCCATTCGTGTTGGGGGAGATAATTGCTTTACAAGAAATCAGGGTGCATACACCAATTAACATAATTGCTAATTTAATAGCTATTTTGTCTTTGGTTTCCATTTATGAATCTTATCTACAGCTCTCTCAAATGATGAGAATTTGTAATTGTCAGAGTTCAATGCCCCAGTCCTGTTATAGAATCGTATTCGTTTTTCAACGGTTACATTTGGTGAACCACCAATTGTATTATGATTATTAGGAAGCTGAACCATCTTATAACCTAATACTACATTAGGACTATCTCCAACAGTATTATCTATGTCAGTTTGAGAGGGTAAATTATTGTATAATAACTTGCTATCACCTTCATGGAAGATTAACTGCGGGTGAGAATGCACATCATAGGAAACCCTGTCTCCAACGTTGACAAGAGCGTCAATTGCATCTTTCCAGTGAGCATCGTTAACAACATCGCCCTCTCCCTCAACAATTGGGGAAATCGTGCCGTTTTTTCCAACCCGGAAACCATGTTCATTGCCGGTTTTCTCGGTTAGATCATATGTTTCTTTCATGGTCTTTACAACTTCTCTTGATGGAACAGCCATACATTTGCCTTCGCTGACTGCGAGTGCAGCTTTATCCTTATCCTTCTTCGTTATAAAAACCATTACCCTGACATCTTTTTGATCATCTATGGTTTGAATATATGCTCCATTTTCGTTAAAATAGTCAGTTAATCCTAATGGGTCAACACGATTTATCGGATTGTTATGACAAAAAGTATAACTGGATATATCGGGCGAAATTTCTTCCATTGGATCCGTTGACATCCACAGACTGAGACGTGGATCATAGTAACGAGCACCGTAGTAGTACATACCTGTTTCCTCATCGAATTCCTTCGCGTTGAAGAGATAAGGCGTGTTCCATACGTTGTTTCGCTCCTCGATGAAGACCTCTCCGAAGGGGACATACTCTATGTGCTGAACCACTTCACCGTCAAGGTTGGTGATGAAGCTGGAGCTGCCGAGGTGGTCGGAATGATAGAAGAACTGCAAGTTCTCGTAGTTGTCGGGGTCTTTGAACGACCGCGAAACCGCGCGGGTCTGAGACTTCCGTGCCTCTGCCACCGCCGCCTCCATAGAGCCGTCGTTGCAGCAGAACCCTTCACCATCGGCATAGTTGTCATTGTCAGTACCGTTGTAGGGAACATCGAAGAACTTGTAGTTGTCCTTGATTACCTGTTGCTGGGCTGCATACTTCGATTTGTAGTCAACCGAAAGACCGTCGGTGTTCGCACCGGCATACTCGATGCGACGCGGGTCTGAGCCGTAGGAGGCGAAATCGCCGACCTTGGACACGATGCGTTGGCTACCGGCGTAGATATGCTTGGTGTAGCGACCTCCCTGATTTGCCACGAGATACGGGCTTACATAGAGGGAGAATTTAGCGGTGTTGGTCGAGCCGCCGGAGAAAACTCCGTTGACATAGACCTGATCGCTTTCGCCCGAAGTCTTGACAGTGCGTTCACCATCGGCATCGTACCAGTAGTTGGACACGAAACCGTTGTCGTCCACAGCAAGCAGACGATTCTCCTCATCCCAGATGAGCTTGCGCTCACCGACACTGTTGTCCCTATGTCCGTCAGTCATAACCCGGTTGGTGTTTACATAGACTATGCCATTAGATTCCATTGAAACCTGTTAGGCTTAGGTCCTTTTTTATTCGGTATATATATATATACCCGGTTGGATGAGCATATTTTATAAAAACACATTTTTTATTGTATTTTATTGCTTTTGCATAACTTGGTGATTTATCGTCAAAAATAGTTGTTTTTAAACTATAATACATCTCCTTAATAGGGGCACCAAATACCATCACATAGGAATATCTTCTAAAGTCTATTTTATTGGACTCAATGAAATTCTTAACATCAACAGTATCGTTCACCGATTCAATACAAACCTCAAGATCTTCTTTAGTATTTATAAACCTATAGGCATCAGGATAGTACGGAGTCTTAAGTGTAGTGAGCTTATAGCAAGCACTATATTTGATATAGTGCTTGCTATAAGCGATAGAGAGTAGACTTAAGACTATTGTCGCAGTAAATACGACAATGAGAAAAAGTCTTTTTTTTGTCATTTGCCCTGCTTTCTTAATGAGTTATTGGAATTGTAGTAAATGCGCCATTTACCTCCATTTGCTGGATATGGTTGCAAATAATCTGATGAAGGCGAAAATAAATCCATTAAGCCGTAATGGTAATTTACAGATTCACTTGTGCCTTGCACTCCATAAAATTTGAAATATTGAGCAAATACATACGCTATTGGTCGTTGTGACCCAAGCAAAGCTCCTTGTTGATGATCTCCTTCTCCGTGTGGATGTGGATTTGTGTCTGCAGAATGGCAAGAATACATATATAACATCGCATTTTCAATATTGCCAGTCGGTTGAGGAAGATCTTGAATATTTGGAGCAGGAGACCTTGAAATATTAGTTTTCCCATCTCCTGTTGCCGTAAACTGCTGACCTTCACCAACAAGAATTGATTGATTCTTCCCGTGCGTCATAATTAATACTTCAGAAATCTCAGTTCCATTCATATTTTTCCAATCTTCTGAGAAAGCCTGAGTAGTACTTGTCTGACTCATGGCTACACTTCCAGCTCCATACTTTTTGATGCCGTCATTATATTGCACTTTTGCTTGTTTGCTGAAATCTTTTGAATAAAATATGAATTTCTTGATATTCTTAGTATCTGTTATGACCTGCCCATCTAAATCAGTCCATTCTTTTCCATTGTAATCTATGTATATTATAGGATTATTGCCTGAGAAACAGTAGGAAGAATGGCTATAATATTCTTCTTGTGCTGGGTCAGTTGACATCCACAGGCTGATACGTGGGTCATAGTAGCGGGCACCGTAGTAGTACATACCTGTCTCCTCATCGAACTCTTTAGCGTTGAAGAGATAAGGAGTGTTCCACACGTTGTTGCGCTCCTCGATGAAGACTTCGCCGAAGGGGACATACTCGATGTGCTGAACTACTTCACCGTCAAGGTTGGTAATGAAGCTGGAACTTCCGAGGTGGTCGGGGTGATAGAAGAACTGCAAGTTCTCGTAGTTGTCGGGATCTTTGAAAGACCGCGAAACCGCGCGGGTCTGAGCCTTCCGAGCCTGCGCAACAGCCGCCTCCATTGAACCGTCATTGCAGCAGAATCCTTCGCCGTCAGCATAGTTGTCGTTGTCAGTGCCGTTGTACGGTACATCGAAGAACTTGTAGTTGTCCTTGATAACCTGCTGCTGCGCTGCATACTTTGACTTGTAGTCAACCGAAAGGCCGTCGGTGTTGGCACCGGCATATTCTATGCGGCGCGGGTCTGAGCCGTAGGAGGCGAAATCGCCGACCTTGGACACAATTCTCTGCGAACCAGCGTAGATATGTTTGGTGTAACGACCTCCCTGATTAGCCACGAGGTACGGGCTGACATAGAGGGAGAATTTCGCGGTGTTGGTCGAGCCACCGGAGAAGACTCCGTTGACATAGACCTGATCGCTTTCTCCGGATGTCTTGACAGTGCGCTCTCCGTCGGCGTCGTACCAGTAGTTGGACACGAAGCCGTTGTCGTCAACAGCAAGCAGACGATTCTCCTCATCCCAGATAAGCTTGCGCTCTCCGACACTGTTATCTCTATGGCCATCCGTCATTACGCGATTGGTGTTGACGTAAATAAGGTTGCCGTTTTTGTCGTACTGGTAGATGTGACCGTTCTCCACTTGTTGACCTTCGGGAGTCTCCTCAGTGCGGTAATTAACATCCTTTACACTTTCGAGTTGGAATTTCTTTCCTTCTTCCGAACTGTAGGCGTAAGTGAGGTCGTAACCGACATTGAGGGTGCCGTTGAACTGAACGTTGTCCTGAGTGAGATGCTGGCTCTTCGACTTGATGCGGTGCATATTGTCATAGCCCATAGCGAGGGTATAGGATGCGGACTTGTTGTCTGCTCCGGTGTATGTACCTTTGGCGGTGGCGAGACGATAGAGACCGTCATAAGTATAGGTGTGCGACATCTGGCCGCCGGCATTGCCGTTGGCAGGGAGAGAAGCATTATTTGCCACCGAAAGTACATTGCTGACCGCATCAAACGTATAGGCGTTGTCCATAATGGATGTGCCTCCGCTGTTGACAGCGAGATTGCTCAGGCGGCGACGGTTGTCGTAGGTGTAGAATGTCTCCGCGCCGTTGCAGTACTTCAGGTAGCTGCGCTGCTCGAACTTGTCGTAGCCTAACTTGGTGATGTAGTCATAGCCGTATGACTTCTCGCCGCGAACCTTTTCAAGGAGACCTCCGAGGTTGTAGGAATAAGTAACCTTCTCCTCGTCGGGATAGATCATCTCGATGAGTCGGTTGTGGCTGTCGTAAGTCCACTGGGTGACGTAGGTTGCAATCGCCTGATTTGGCACGATGAGAGTGCGGCGTGTCTTGGTCTGATTTAAGGTCACACCATTATCAATAGATATGCTTATACATCGCGTCAGAATCATTACAGGAGTTGAGATTGCTATTCCATCTTAATTAACAAAATTACGGATAATATTTAAACCAACAATGCGATATGCTGAAAAACATATCAGTATTACTCCGATTAAAAGAGAAATGCCACCGAAAGCTCATGTAGCAGCCGGTGGCATGGGATATATTTAGGGATTGGTAGGATAGTAGTTTACAAAAGTGGTGTCGGCTTGGGTTCTATGCTCCTGATGTCGGATTAGCGACCTCATGCTGTCAACTTCGTTGGGCTTGCCGTGGAGCATAAGGCGTTCACGGTGCATTACCACATTCATGTCGCGGTTAAGTCCACGCTCGTAACGGTAGAGCCATTCCACATCTTTTAGCTTTGAGTTTTTGTTGAGCTGATAGAAGAATCCATAACCGAATCCTCCGGCGGCGATAAGTAGAACAGCAAAGATGGCATAGACCCAATGTGGGGTAGCACGCCACCATTGCCCCCAAATTATCGACTGAGCTTTGTAGCGCATGTCGTTCACCACGTCATAGAGCTTTCTTCGCTCATCCGCAAACTCCCTGCGGAATCCTTCATAAAGAGCGTCCTTGACCTTGTCTCCCAGATTGTCGGACAGTACATCCGCAACTCCTTTCGACAGGCTACCCGGCAGTTGCTCCATGACTTTTTTGAGTGTGCCGTCGGTTGAAGTTTCCAGTAGCTTCTCATCAAGCAGTTTGCCGATGCTTTCATTGGTTGCTATGTTGTCGGGCAATTTCACCGTTATCGGCCCTTGATTGACTGCTTGTGGCGGTGGCGTTGCCTTCGCTTTTGTTTCGAGGGTCTCGATGCGGGTGGTGTGGTTGGTTACTGTCTTTTGCAGGTCGTCAATCTGCTCACCTTGTTTCTTGACGTCATCATATAGCTTTGACATATTCAGATTTTTCTTGATTTGCGTTTACGTTTGGCTTCTTCTTTCTTGATGGCGTTTTGAAACGCCTGTTCCTCAGGATCGAAGCCGGGGCCGAGAGTGAACAAATTTCCGATTGCCCCGACGGTGGCTTCAATCACATCTTCTACAAGTGAGGGCTTTTGCGTCGGGGTATATTCGACCGTTACTTTGGGGTGTGCCGGAGCATGATCAGACTGTTGTTGCCCATGCCTGCGGTTGAACTCAAAGAGGTTGTTCAGTCGGCGATATGTGAAAGCACGGTCGATTTTAGACCCGTTGACCGTTATGTCACCGTCTGTAAATTTCACTCCGATGTGTTTGCCGGTGTTGTGGTCATCATGGAATTTTACCTCAATTCCTGCACAGGCGAGTCGGCGCGAGAATTCATCCCACGACTTACAGCCATAAATCGCCTGACTGATCCGCTCCTTAAATACCGGAATTTTGTCCTCGTATTTCTGTTTCAGCGGCGAGTATGTGAGTCCGTATTTGTCCTTGATAGCCTTTACAACACGGTCGCTGCGCCTGAAATTCTTGCGCTCGTCGACTGCATTGCCTGACATATTCACACGGTTATAGACGATATGAAAATGCGGATGTTCGGTTTCCAGATGGCGCACGACAAGATACTGGGTGTTCTTGATTCCCATACCGTCTATATACTCTTTTGCGAGCTGAGCCATGAATTCATCGGTCAGTCTTGACGCATCGGCGGTGTCAAAACTGATGGAAATATGTCCTGCCGGATTCTCCTTGCCGGGCATAAATCCATGTATCGCTTCAAACGACTGAACCATTTTCGCATAGTCGGAGATGAAGATATTATCGCTTCCGATGATGCGCCATGTGTCTGGTGTGTACTCTTTCGGGTCGTGGAACTGGCGCGTCACATACCCCACGACATCGTGAAACGTGCCGCTTTTAAGTATTCTTGCAAACATAGTCAGTCTCTTTATTGGGTCTTAATTTTTTGAGAATGTCAAACATCTTATCGACGACGGCGGCTAATTTATTGGCCGCGCTGCGAAGTTTGAGCTGATGAAAACAGGTCATTGCCTGATTGAAATCGGAGCTGAGATTTAGTATTCCTTTGGCAATCTCCTTTTCAATCTCGCTCAGGCGACTGACGATAGTGAGACGGAACGCGCCATGCCTGACATACTCCGCCATCTTTACTCCGGCGGCTTTTGACCGCTCCAGAAGGTCGGAGTATTCGGCATCGTTCAGTTTGATTGTCACCACATGGGTGCGCTTCTCATCGGTCGGTTTAGAGGGACGACCGCCCTTCCTGACAGTAGGTTTACTCATAGTAGACATTGTTGTGGTTTATGTGAATCGGGGAGGCAAAGAGCGGCTTATGCTGCGCAGTTTTGGGGAGTCGTTTTCGGAGAAAAAGAAATCCCGAAACATATCCTTGCCTTCCCAATTCACTACGTTCATCGGGAAGCTGCCCCACGGTGTACCGGGTGCAGTGGTATCCCGACATTATCATCTCAGAGTTTACGCCATATTTCGATGTCGTTGGCATAGAGATTGAGATGCTCCAAGAGGACGGCGTTGATGTAGCTGCCGACGGTGGTGTCACGGTCGCCGAGGATACGGGCGATGCGTTCGAACTTCTCCCACACGCTGTCCTCAATGTTGACAGGGTGACGCTTCTCCAGCTTTGCCGGCGTGAGATAGGTAGCCTTGAAATCGGCGTAATCCGATTTGCGCTGTTGCTTGCCCACGCGCTGTTGCTTCGGTGGCTCGGTAGTGTCGGTTGCCGTCTGCTCGTTGTCGAACAGATTGTCTGTGTTTGCAGGAGAAGTGCTGTTGACAGCGTTGTCGCTGTTAACAGGATTGACAGGGTTGGTTGAGTTATCTGACTTCATAATAAAATCGGGATTATGGGTTGATACTTTGGATTCGGGCGCATCGGTCAACTGAGTTGACTTGGATGCGGTTGTTGACGGAGATTTCTTTGCTGTCATGATTTATCAGTTTTTGAGGGTTTGTGAATAGTATCAGTATCCGGGTTATACCGTTCAACTGACACAAGAGTGAGTTGCAGATCATCCATGAGTTTCTGCAAAATCGGATTACAGCGTATCATTGATTGCAGTATCGCTTGGTCAGGCTCGATTTGCAGCAGATAATCTGCTATGTCGAGTCCGGCTGTTCGCTCGTCATCAGTGGCAACTTCTTCAAGGAGGTTGAAGATGCTTGCCTCGATACCGAGACTGCGTAACAAACTCAGCTTCTGCCGCCACTGGTCGGTCGCGCCAATATCGGGATACAGGATAACCTGACAGCCACGGAGAACACGAAGTGCATCGGCATTAAAGCAACCGTTTTTACCACCTGTTGCCAGCCACACATATTCCGGCAGATAATAAGATGCCACGATTGCAGTTTTTTCGCTCTCGACAATGGCAACCGGTTTGCCTCGGTTCATCGGCAAGAGGTGTTCGCCGAAAAAGCACTGACGCAGATTGAACTCCGGCAACTTCAACAGCGAATGAACCCATGTCACATGATTGAATGGCTCTTTGACACGCTTGCCGTTTTCGGCATTGTAGAGCATGACCTTACCCGTGCGGACACAACCTTTAATATCGGTCTGCCAGAAGACGCATGATCCCGGCCAGTGCTTCGATGTGCCTACGCGGTAATCCTTCATCAGACGGAGCGCGTCCTCGGGCCCAAACTTGGAGCGGAGGAACAGATAGAGATTGTTCTTCTCATATCCGTGCAGAGTCTGTGAAACAGTCTCTGCCGCGATGAAGGAGGTAGGCTTTAGCTGCTCGGTCGGTTTGGCTCGCCATGCTGACGGAGTTGCGAAATCACAGTGCACAGGCTTCGCCTGTGGATTACGCTCGAAATATTCCTTCGGCGTAAGATGATAGCCGCAGCTCTGTTCATGGTCGCATCTGCCGACATCGTCGGGAAACGAGATTTGTTTCTCGGTGTCAATATACCGGCTGAAACAACGTTTCTTGTGGCAGGCGGGGCAGGGATGTCGTGTAGCCACTCCTTTGTATGGCTGGAGAATGAATCGGTGTATATTATTCATAGATTCTCAAAAAATCGGTTCGCACTATCTGCATTATCTGCATTTTGGTTGGAGGAAAATGCAAAAAGTGCAGAAAATGCAGGTTTACAGTCATATCTTGCCATAAATTCCATGACGTATTTTCTGAAAGTGAATCCCGGTGAAACGCCTGATAAAATCCTTGAAAGTACGCTCCGGCATAGAATTGTCGGCTGCGATTTCAACACCCTGTTCAGTTGTGAACTCATCGGGTAGAGCCGACATCACGGCTCTTTGCAGTTCCGACAGCGACAGCTCGCGGATAATGCCCTGCACTCTTGTGGCGGTTGTCTTGAAATAATCCACAAGTGATATGGCATTTTCAACCGATACAAGCTCTATTTCCGATTTGTCAGCTTCACCACATGCCCAGCGCGCCATTTGCATTATTAGACAAAAGCGTATGGCATGGAAATCGAACTTGTTATAGACACCTTTCAGTGCGTCACATTCCTCCCGGTTACATTCCTCAGTGTTCTGACGTTGCCATTCGTAAAGTCGCGATTTTGCCTCAGGAGTGAAAGGCAGAATCCCAGCGACGATATTGCCGTCATCATCGGTTTCGTAGGGCATTGCCACAAGTCTGCCGATGATGTCAGCCCATGCCGCTTCTATGTCGAACGATGGTTCTCTGTCGCTCCACGGCTGCTTGTCCTGATTGCCGGGCATAACGAACAGCAGACGGTCGATGAAACCATTTGAGGTGCGACTTCCCTGAGCCAGCTCATTGAGTATACCGTTCTGTATAGTTCCCACAACCGAGATAAAAGGACGGCTGATATAAACCGAGTTTTTCACGCCCTTGCGGTCGGAGAACGACGGATTGGCATTGAACAGTTTGAGCCAGTATTCCTCGTCAGAACCTTTGTTGTAGCGGTTGAAGTTCTTGAACCATCCTGCAAGCTCGTCATTCCACATAAGTATGCCACGCAGATTCTGCGAGTGAATAAGCAGCATGGCTTCCGGGGTGGCATCAGAAATAAGAAAACGTTTGCATACCGGGGCCACAGGGTGTGGGGCTGTACGCTCCTTCATCGGCAGTTCACGCTGACGCTCGTATTCCTCGCACTCCTTGACGTATGCGCGTGTTGCCTTACCGTCCAGCTCAGTGAACGGACGTATGGCGAAATTCAGCGGATGCGACTTACAGGCACCGGGTCTGCCGACAAGAGCCATGAAAAGAATCGCGCTCTCATCCCATTTCCCTTTGAGCCGGGCGAAATGGGTATTGCCGATACCCAGCCCGACAGCCACAAGCATAGCTCCTGCCAGATAATCCACCGGGTAACCGTAACACTCATTCGCCTCCCGCACGATACGCTGAATCTTCATAGGCATGGCACCCAAAGGGAAATCGCCGCCTTTAATCTTCACGCTCATGTCAACGGCCTTGCCGAGCACGAGCATCGGGTCGATACCTTTTCTGTCAGATACGTTCTTTTCCATACTCATTAAGGACTTTGTTAACAGCCGACGTGCGGTAATACACTTTCGCGCCCACAAGCACGGCTTCAAGATATTTGCTCCTACGCCAGTTTCTAAGGGTGTTGGCGCATACACCAAGCATCCGCATCACCTCCAAACGGGGAATAAGCGGATCTGTGTCCGCCGCCTTCAACGTAGGCAGCAGTTCCTCCTTGGTCTTTGCTACTATATAGTCGGCAAATTCCTTGAGGTCGCACAGGGGGATGGCCAGTGTAAGCCCGGCCACTCCTTCCTGCAAAAGTTCGGATAAACCTGTCATGTTGATTTTATTCGCGTCATCTGGGTTAAGACATTGACCGCACCGACAACAGTTAAATGCAGTCAAAGGCTGTTCAGCCTGACGCATCGGCAATCGTATTGAGGCGTTGGGGGCGACCGGTCTATTTTCCCCGTTGAGCCTCGTTACCACTATGCGTTTTCAGCGTTACAGCGGTGCAAAGAAAGCACAAATCTCGTGCCCTTGCAAATGTATAACACTGATAGATAGTGGGTTAAATTCGTTTTGGTTCGTAACGAAATAAAACGAAGAAATTTGTCTGAAATAGGGGTAAACCAAACTGCCAAAAACGACAAAAGCCACCCGACAAAATTGTCAGATGGCTTCTGCATTATGGTTTTGGTCGAGCGCTTATGTCAGTCGGCAAACATATAATCGGCTACACTCAGCTTCTCCCGGATGTCATTGTATTCGGAAATATACTCCGGCCGCTCGAACATTCGGATTTTGTTGCCCTTGTACTCGGTAAGCTCCATATAGCTCTTGTGACCCTCCTGTATGCTGCGCGGGGTTGGGATTGGTATTCCGGGATTATCCTTGTATCTTTCGGAGAGAGCGGAATGAAACTCGACGATATTGGTTCTCGCCAACGCCTGCCCCTCGTTAAGCACGATAAATAGCATGGCGAAATCCTTGCCGCTATTGCGTATCTTCACATGGTTGTCGATGCAGTCAAAGAGATAATTGTCGCCATTGGGCAAAAGCTCGGTCAACGGGCGACGACGGGCGGCTCTGCCCGGAGCACCTTTCTTTCCTGCGGGTTTTACAAATTCCCGTATTTCTTCCGAAGCTGTCTTCAACTTGGCGATGGTCTTGGCGGTAACGTTAGGTTCGCTGCCCATCTCGCGCTGTTCCTCGACAAAGTTAGCCCAGTCCTCTTCTGTTCGGCCTTTCAATGCTATGCTGCTCTTGATTATCCACTTGATATGGTGTTTCGCTCCCAAGCGTATAAGAAAATTAGTCTTGGGATTTCTGATAAGGTCTTCTCCGTACTCCACCATACACTCGAAGCTGCGCCCGTAGAACATCCATGCCAACATCGGCAGGAAAATGTTGCCGGGTATGTGGGGAGTATTCAGCCCTGTCAGCAGATGGTTCTCCATGCCTCCCTCGACAAGCATCTTTTCCAGATGGCCCACATCATTCGAGCTGTCATCTTTAAGATGCAGCAGCACGGCTGTCTCAAATTGCGGCATGAAAGCCTTGGCATGGTTGAATACCGCGATGAAGCCGGGGCCTTCGCGGTCATGCATCCAGTCGGTGAAGTTGCAGTATTCCTCGTGGTGTGTGGCTTTCCATTCGCGGAGAAGCCCTTTTGCGTGTTCAATTTTTTCCTCGTTGTTCATAAATGGGGGATAGTTGTTGCAGCACGAAAAATTCGCACCGAAATACAAAACACGCACCCCGGCCATAATGTTTGAGAAAATTTAACACTCAACATCGAAAAATTTTTGTCCACATCAGCGCAGCTCTTCATTTGGTGGACAATTTGTGGACAATCTTCAAAAATAAGAAAACCCAAACATCTGATATATAGATGTTTGGGTTTAATTTCAAGTGATCCGCCTGGGGCTCGAACCCAGGACCCCAACATTAAAAGTGTTGTGCTCTACCAGCTGAGCTAGCGAATCAATGCTTTGGTCGGTGACCGCTTGAGTTTTCAAGTGGGCTTTTCCTTAAAAGCGATGCAAAGGTAGAGAGTTTTTTTTAATCATGCAAATATTTTTGAATATTTTTTTCAAAAAAATGATTTTTCTTTTCGTTTTTCTTTTCGCATTTATCTTCTCAACTCAGTGTTCAAGATCATTCCGCACCGTTCATATGAGCAGCAACACATTATACATCAGATGATTGCCAGTAAGACCAGCATCATCAACCGCACAAACTGATTCTTCCAGACAAAAACATTCATTTATATCTGTCACAATTGCAAACTTATTTCATATGCGATTTTTTGGGAGTCATTATTTCTGTTTTTTTGACATCCGGGCCGTATGTCGATGACAACAATATAAAAAAACAAGCCCGAAACTGACTTTCGCCGTCCCCTACCCTTCATGCAATTGTCCGGCGATATCTTTGCCCGCATCAAAAGCTGCTTGCAAATCATCCTTAAAATGCACGTCACGCCAGTATGCCTTTTCCAGCTCGGAGAATGTCTCGACTACATATTTGGTATAATCCTGAAATTGATAAGTATTGAGTGCACACAGGCGCCGTGGTAGTGAAAATATATGTCCAAGGAAGTATTCTATATTATCAAATGCCCTGTAGGAGGCCATTTCTGGTAGTGCATTCATGGTGTAGACCGTTACGACAGGCATATTTTTCTTCGCAAGCGACCGGTAGCCCTTTTCATATGAGCCCAACGAGAAACACAACCGCTCGGCAAAGCTCCGTGTCTGACCGCTTACATCCATAAGATATACTGGCGATGCAACTATCAGGCAATCTGCATCGGCGATCTGGTCAAGCACTGCTGACAAATCATCGCCAATCACACATCGTCCATAGCTACCACCATCCTTCGCTTTACAGGCAAAACAACTGCGACATCCACTATACCTGAATTCATAAAGATCATACCACTTCACCTCTACTTCCGAAAGCACAGTTTGAATACCGGCAACCACTGAATCAGCCATACGAAGAGTGTTTCCATTACGCCTGGGGCTGCCATTGATTACTATTACTTTTTTCATTGTCTAACTAATTTTCAATCTTGTTCCTATTATTTTCACACTGCGAAATTACATGGAACCCAAAATAAACCAACAACTTACCGACAGGTATGCACCTTACCAAGAAGTTTGTTTCGTTATAGATCAACAACTTCTCCCTCCCCCATTTGCAAAAAAACAAGCTACCGGTATACCGGTCTATCAACAAGGCATGGAAATTCGATCTATTCAGAGGACTAAAAGATCAAGGAATTTTTCCATCAGCATCAATAAACAAATCAGACATCTCCGGTGTTATAGCCATTGACAAATTAATTCAACTATTTTAAATTCTGAACGGTTTCGTCTAACCGTTTGATGAATAAACGGGTCAAGCCGAAAGCACGGTGCATGAATTTTGAGAAAAGTGTTAAATTTGTGGCATGAAAACCGCAGATGCAATATGGATGTGCCTGCCCGAGGGCATGGACGAACTATTTGAAATGGTGCGCTTCGAGCGCACGGAACAGTCCTATGACATATGGCTTGACGAAAAGAAGAAACTGTCTGATGAAGACTATCGTAATCCAAATATCGTAGCGCGAGGCTATACGGATTATGTAACAATACAGGACTATCCGATGCGTGGACGGCCTGTATTTCTTCACATGCGCAAGAACAAGTGGTGGGACAGGCAGACCAACGAAATCTTCAGCTACAATCTCGAACTTCCCAACGAGGAAGGAACACGACTCAGCGCCGAGTTCGTGGCTTTTTTAAAAGACGAAGGTGGAGACGACAGCCCTGTCGATTAAACAGATAGCGCAGATGTACTGCGTCAACGGCAAACATTTTGCCGACTTGTACCGCAATAAGATAAGCGGTTACGCCGACTGGTGCGAACAGGAGCTTGGCTGTGGGTTCTATTTCAACGCCGATAATATCGGCCCTTACATGAGTCTTGATGAGACGTGTCTGAGCAACGGGGAGGTATGGACGTTCCTGACCAACAAGGACGGCCACGGAGGCAAGGGAACACTTGCGGCAGCCATTCCCGGAACAAAGAGTGACGAAATTATATCCATACTCATCGGAGCTATGGAGAAATCAATCAGACGCAGGGTCAAGGAAGTGACCTGCGATCTCTCGCCATCAATGATGCTCATAGCCGCAGAAGTGTTCTATAACGCCCATGTAGTCAACGACCGTTTTCATGTCCAACAGGTCTATAATGAGGCCGTTGACGAAATCCGCATTGACATTCGCCGACAGCTCATCGCAGAGGAAAACAACCGCAACAAGTCCGAACCGCCGGTAACGTACTCCAACGGAGAGACCATGCGCCAGATACTGGCTCGCAGCAAACACACTCTGATGATGTCGCAGAACAAATGGACTGACATACAGCGCCATCGTGTCAACATACTGTTCAAATACTATCCAATATTGAAGGCTGCATACAGCCTTGCGATGGAGCTGCGCAAGATTTTCAACGCTAAAATCTCACCGACAAAAGCCATGGGGAGGATGAACAAGTGGTATGAAAAGGTAATGGCATTGGGTAACAACAACTTCCGCTCGGTAATCAAAACATTCAAGAACCACGCCCCAACAATCCTGAACTATTTCCGTCGTCGTGCGACCAATGCCTCTGCCGAGGCATTCAACTCTAAAGTCAAAATATTTCGCTCACAAATGCGTGGTGTCCGGGACCGCGACTTCTTCATCTTCCGATTAGTCAAACTCTACGCCTAAAAATTTAACACTTCTAATTGCCCAATTTAACATATGCACCGTGCTTTCGGCTTGAGCCGAATAAACATTTAACGGAGTATCTGAAAAGTAATGGTAACGACTAGGAAACCGTGCGATTTTCAGCGTTTTGCGGTGTTTTACTATCAAATAACTCTTTCAGGTGCAAAGATACGACAAATCTTTGATATAGTATCCAATACAAACAGTATTCGCCATTTTTTGCCTTTCGATATATACCTATTTGCTTATGCCGTTATTTTTTGCAGATTTGGATAAAAAAGGAAAGGCAAAATTCAGGAAGCATTGAAATTCTTTACTTTAGTTAGTGCAAAAATCGAATAATTTATTGTAACTTTGCAGCGGATTCGGTGTGCATATAATACCATCCCAATTAAGATAAGTCGCAACATATATAGTGGTTTTCAATATGATTATGAACAATTGTACAATATTAACAGGTAAAAACACCGTTAATATTGCATATCATAAACCTTGGTAATTTTTCCACATTCAAATCTAATTAATTCGATTTGAATGTCATTGTCTTTGTAATCCGGCATGCTATTTCAGGCTTGTCGAGAGATTTTTTGTGCTATAAAATCAAGAAACATTCAAAAGATAAAAGGAAAAATTCAAATGGAAAAAATCAGAAATTGGAAACAAGATTTCTATACAATATGGGCGGGGCAAGCTGTGTCCCTGATAACAAGTGGGGTTCTTCAAATGGCCATCATCTGGCATCTGACAAATACAACAGGGTCTGCGATGGTGTTGTCAATGGCGACCTTGGTTGGGTTTCTACCTCAAGCGGTTTTAGGTTCTGCAATCGGAGTACTTGTTGACCGCTGGAACCGGAAAATGGTCATGATTGGTGCAGATGTCATCATAGCTTGTGCTGGACTGGTACTTACCGTAATTTCCCTGTCAGCGGAACTACCTGTATGGATAGTAATGCTCATCCTCTTCATTAGAAGCGTTGGCACTGCATTCCATTCCCCTGCGTTAAGTGCGGTAACACCTCTTTTAGTGCCTGAAGAACAGTTAGTCAAATGTGCCGGCTACACCCAGTCCATCCAATCGGCAAGTTTCATCCTAAGTCCGGCAATTGCCGCTTTTCTCTATGCAAAATGGGGGTTGAATTCTGCGGTTGCCCTTGACGTATTCGGAGCAATAATTGCCTGTATCACTGTTGCAATGGTTCACATCCCAAAACAACCGATTGAAGCGCTGCAGCAAGAAAACTTTTTCACCGAACTGCGCATTGGCTATAACGCAATACGACAAAATAAAGCTCTTTTCACATTGCTTTGGATAGGAGCAATCAATATGTTCATTTATATGCCAATCAATGCGCTATTTCCGCTGATGAGTATGAATTATTTCGAGGGAAGTACCTTGCATGCTTCCGTGGTGGAAATTGTTTTTGCAGTTGGTATGTTGTTGGGCGGACTTCTATTGGGCGCATGGGGAGGTTTCAAAAAGCGCATGGCAAATATCATCGGCTCTATCTTTCTTATGGGAGTGTCATTGACTGTTTCCGGCTTGCTACCAACCAATGGTTTTATGATATTTGCGATATGTTGTACGTTGATGGGCTTTTCTGCCCCATTCTATAATGGAGTACAGACCGCGCTATTTCAAGAACAGATACAACCCGAGTATTTAGGGCGTGTTTTCGGACTTCTTGGCAGCATCATGTCGTTTGCCATGCCGCTTGGGTTGGTAGTGTCGGGTGCATTTGCAGACCAAATCGGGGTAAACCGTTGGTTTTTGTTCTCAGGTATGGCTATTCTGCTTCTCGCTATAATAGCCTTATGTCTTCCACAACTTAGAAAGGTCGACAATCAAAAACAAAAATCATGATTTATGAAACGTAACTAAATCTAAACAGCAATAAGCCTCTGATAGGGAAATACGATTATCGGAGGCTTATTGCAATCTGTTTTAACTACTTATGTAATTCCTCTACTTTTCCTTTGTGGTTGAATTGGCTGTCGTATGCTCTGCCGTAGCCTGTCGAACTGTTCCCTGAACCATTCGCCTATGGGCTGGCGGTTGATTACGAGTGTCAGTTTAGACTTGTCCGCAGGGTCTTTCACCACTTGAAAGCCTGCTCTTTCTGTCGTAAAACTCCGATTATGTTCCTCCGAATAAAGTTTGCCCTCGTATATCAAAGGCTTACCATAAGTCAATGTCGTGGTCTGCCTTTCATTGAACCCGACAAGGCGGCACAGGCTCTCTATTCTCATAATTTCCTTTGCCATAGGAAACCATGCACACAGCTTTTCGATAATGCGTTTCAAACCTGATACTTCATCTTTGTGTCTGACACTTTTTTCCGCCATCTCCTTACGGTGATTCTGCTGTATTTCCAACAACTGGCGGTTGTGCTCGGTTTGCATCGTGTGTATGCGGTTTTGCAGTATCTCAATGGTTTCCTCATGGGTGGCAACTTCCCGATACAGGGCGGTGTTCTCCCTTTCCAAAGTCTTGACCTTGTTGCTCCCGAAAAGAGAACCGACACTTTCAGCTATGTTGGTCGCTGCGGTGGTGGCTGCACCTTTCAGTTTCTCGGTCTGTACCTCTTTCTTGGCTTGTCTGAGTTCCTGTTCGGTTTCGGTTTTCTGCTCCTGTAACCGCTTGTTTTCTGCATCAAGGGCAGCGTTCTTTTTCTGTATGTCCCGATAATACTGTGTCGTGGTGGTGTGCCGTGCTTCGGAACCTCGCACACCTCGCTGTAATCCGTATTTAGCCATAACCCTTGCATAATTGTCGTGGTACGCAATCAAGGTCTGACGGTTGAACAGGTCATCGGCACACAAACGGACGGTATTTGCTTTCTTGTGATACTTCCGTTTGCCGTCTTCCTGCTCTTTCTTGGCTTTGCGCCTTTCACCTGTCACGATGGGAACAATGGCTGCATGGATATGCGGTGTCTTCTCGTCCATGTGAAGATGGGCGGCAACCACGTTCTCCCTGCCGAATGTGGCTTGCAGCCATTGGATGCTGTCGCTGCACCATTCGTCAAGTCTTCCGTTTTCCTGTATGTCCATCATGTCCTCATGTGTTCCCGACAGAACCACTCGGACTACACGGACTTGGTCATGTGTAATCTTCCGCTTGATGCCTGCCGTGTTCAGCCTGTGGGCAATCGCTTCATCCCTGCCATGAACGCCATCGGGGTATTCTATAAGTACCCTGTTCAGATGCGTTCTTGTCGGGTCTGCGTTTTTAGGTATGATTCTTCTCTCTATATGGTCGGATTGTACGGTGTCCGATGAACCTTTTGCTTTCTTTATGTCCAATGAAAAATATCCCATGTAGTTTGATTTTTACGGTTATTGTTATGAGTGTATTCTCTGCCTGTGGCATTGGCTCTCAGGGTTTCCAAAGGGATTTCCCTTTGGCTCGATAGGGAGTTTTTAGCATTACCGTGTAATGCGTGAAGAAAACGCCCTATTGAGCTATGGTATTTCTGTCTAAATACCCTTGGGAAAGCGAACCTGTTCCCCTCTATATTTTCAGCCCTTTCTTTTTCGGTGGCTGCATCATCCGCCTTGCGGATTGTACTTGCTTCTCCTCCTTTATCGGCTCTGTCGATTGGGACAAGAGTTTTTTGCACAGGTACTCGTTCAAGTCATTATACCCTGCATAGTGAACCGACATATCCTGCAAGCGGTCACCCAACATCCGTTGCAGGTTGGCGTATGCGTTCCGTCCTGCTGTGTCATTGTCAAGGAAACAGCCGATTCGGGTATAGGTTGCCAATATGCTTTCCGCTTTCGAGAGGTTGGAAACGGAGTTGAGAATGACGTAATCCTGTGCATTCAATCGTGGGTGTTGCGGATTGTTCTTTACTCGGATGGTCAGGAACGAGAGATAATCCATGAAGCCCTCGAAAAGATAACAGACGGTTCGTGGCTCTTTTTGCTGTCGGATATGGGTGATGTCCTTCGGGGCGACACATCCCTTGAAGTATCTATTACGCAACTTATCCAAACGTTTGGATAAGATTCGTTATCCAAACAAGTATAAAATCCAAACTATCATATATAATCAACTGGAATCCAGTGAATATTCTATCATGTTGTTTTGATTTTTATTATATTAATTTCAGTAATCAATATTCATTCATATGAAAGAACAGGATTTAAAATCCAAAGCATCAATTCTGCTTGGACACTTTCATGACAATGGGTACTCAAAGTACACCATTGACCTTTTCCGGCTGGCGATTAATTATGCGTTACGTCTTCGGAGTGTTCATCCCGGCATCTCTTATGAAGACATCTATCGATCCAAAGTAGATGCGGATCCAAATCACCGTCCACTTCACCATTGGCGTAGGCTCTTCGCTACCATCGAACATTTCGATAGAACCGGTATTCTACCGGGCCATGGCAATACACCTCGCGGCGGGGAAAAGAAGTATGACACACTCTCGAAAGAGTTTCAACGCGCAATAGACATCTATCGCCGTGAAGAGCCAAAGTCAGGAAAGAAGGCCACGACAATCAAGCGTGAGGCAAGCCTCGCCACGAACTTCTTCTGTGAGTTGCAGACACAAGGTGTTTTCACATTTAGCGAGGCTTGTGAGAATCACATTCAGACAGCTTTTTCAGGACACTGCTGTGGTTACAGGAAAGTTATCAGAGTGGTGGTCAGGTGCTGTGCTCCATTCTTTGAGGATGGCGTTTGCGAACACTTCATCTCATTGCTTCCCATGACAAGAAGCAAGCGTCGTAACATCGAGTATCTCAAAGCAGAAGAAATTGCCAGTGTAAAGAAAGTTCTGACAGCTCGGGACTCTGATCTGTGCTTGCGGGATAAGGCTATCGGTCTTATTGCCTTATTCACAGGGTTGAGAGGCTGCGACATTCTAGGCCTGAGACTAACTGATATAGACTGGGAGAATGATGTGATACTTGTCAATCAAGAGAAAACCGGTGTCCCACTGAAACTACCTTTACGTCCCATTGTCGGCAATGCAATATACGATTATATCTGCCATGAACGTCCAACCTGCAGCACCGAGGAAATCTTTGTTAGTCAGTATCCTCTGCACTTGCGCTTAGACAACACCTATAATATTGCCGCAAGAATCATGAAAGTCGCAGGCATAAGGCAGAACAAGGGAAGTCGCAAAGGTTTCCACATATTCCGGCATCATGTCGCCACATCTCTCCTGAACGAGGGTGTTCCTCTGCCCGTGGTATCGTCCGTATTGGGCCATTCATCACCTTCCTCGTTGAACCCATATCTGAGCGCGGATTTTCTCCATCTGAAAGAATGCGCTCTCAGCATAGAGCAGTTCCCAGTAAGAAAGGAGGTATTCCATGACTGAATTTGTTTCGGGGATAGCTCCGTTGATAAAGCGGTTTATCGCTTTCAGAGTCGCTTCTGAACACTGGAATGTCACCTCTTATGAAGTCTGCATGCGTCTGTTCGATCGATATTGCCACCACCGATATCCGGGCGAAAGCATTCTGACTCAACAAATGGTTGATGGATGGTGCGCCAAACGGGATACTGAAAGTGGAAAATCGTGCCAGACAAGGGCCTATCCGATAATAGCTTTCGTAAAATATCTCAAATCAAGAGGGTTGACCAACGTAAATCCACCGAAGCTTCCCAAAAAGATGCGTTCGACATACGTCCCTCATGCTTTTTCAGAAGATGAACTACGAAGATTTTTCAATGGATGCGACACTCTGTCCGGCCCTTTGACCAAACAAAACAGAATCCGCAATATATCTATACCGGTATTCTTCAGACTACTATACAGTTCTGGAGTGCGAACTACGGAGGCTCGTCTGCTCAGATGTGAGGATGTCGACCTTGAAACTGGAGTACTCAATATCAGGCTATCTAAGGGATATGACCAGCACTTTGTCGTCCTACACGATAGTATGCTTCAGCTTATGCGGGAATACGACAAGGCGATAGCTGACATATTCCCTGAACGGACTTATTTCTTTCCCGCAAGAAATAACTCTTTTCATGATAATTCATGGGTATCTGACAATTTTCGGAAAATCTGGAAAAATGTAAGTCCATGTCATGCTGTTCCCTACGCGCTGAGACATCATTATGCCACAACCAATATAAACAACTGGATTAACCGCGGCATGGATTTTAACTCAAAGTTGTTATATCTGTCCAAGAGCATGGGGCACAGTGTGATAGAGAGCACTGCCTATTACTACTCCCTCGTGCCCGGACTCTCCGATATTATAGAAGAGAGGACACAAGAATCCTTCGATAACATTGTCCCTGATTTAACCGATGTCAACCATGAAGAAACCGAATAAAGAGGCCGTTGCATTCTCGCGCCATATCAATGACTGGTTGACTGTCTATGTGCCAACCGTCCAATCAAGCAGCGCCCATACAGTGAAGAACCATCATGACGCACTGTCTCTGTTCCTACATTTTATAACTCAGGTAAAAGGTCTTGATGCCAGGACTTTCTCTTTCAAGCTTCTTGAACGTCAGGTCATAGAAGAATGGATACTTTGGCTGAAGAATGACAGAAAAAACTCTTCCGAAACGTGCAACAACCGCCTTGCATCCATCAGGGCATTTATCAAATACCTATCCGAGAAAGATGTCAGCCTGACATATCTGGCCTGCGAGTCTGCTCAAATACCAAGACAGAGGTCAGTCCGTAAGAAAGTCGAGGGATTGAGTAAGAATGCGGTGAAAGCATTGTTGAATGCACCTGATACGAATACTTCAACTGGACGCCGTGATCTCGTGTTTCTCATATTGATGTATGGCACTGCCGCACGAATAGACGAGGTGCTGTCTATGAAGATACAACATCTTCATCTTCATGCCTCCAAGCCATACGCTACGATAATAGGAAAGGGGAATAAGGTCAGAACCCTCTATCTGCTTCCAAAAGTTGTGGCGCATCTTGAAAAATATATAGTGGAGTTCCATCCAACGCAACTAGATCCGGATTCCTATGTATTTTATTCACGGATAAAAGGGACTAGCACCAAGATGACTCAACCTGCTATTGCAAAACGACTTCATAAATATGCGGCAGTAGCTAATGGAGAATGCCCGGAAGTCCCATTGAACCTGCACGCCCATCAAATAAGACATGCGAAAGCCTCTCATTGGCTTGAAGATGGCATGAATATCGTACAGATATCTTTTCTCCTTGGACATGCTGATGTCAAAACTACTATGGTTTATCTTGATATTACAACCGAGCAGGAAGAAAAGGCTCTTGCCACAATTGAGAACGAAAAAGACAGAGAAATACCTAAAAAATGGAAGAAGGCTCCTCAATCTTTTGCTGAACTCTGCGGTCTCCGTGTCATAAAATGAGAAAATAAAATCCAAACCTATATATAGAACTGACTACACAATATAGGTTTTACGGAAGAGGTTTGGATTTTATTCTTGTTTGGATAACGCACTTCATACCCTCTTGCCATATTCGGGAAGCCGATGGCGAAATAGGGTTTGTCGGCATTCTCAAACCGCAGTTCCTTACACTCCCTTTTGGCGAGTTCAATGTCTATCCCCCTTTCTTGCAGATAGGCAATGAGCGCAGGTGATGACAGCTCGCCAACTCTTAATACCCGATAAGTGCGGTTGTCGGATTGCTGCTTGCCAAAAGAAAACGATGCAGGGCGGATGTATGGTGTCCGTTCCTCTATGCGCTTCAACAGGCAGGTTACATCTTCCGTATGGTAGAGTTCCGCTGCCAATGCGATGATGTTACCGCCCTTGCCAAGTCCAAAATCGTACCATTTGTTGAGTTCTGTGTTTACCTTGAAAGATGCGTCCGTTTCCTCTCTCAGCGGTGATTTGTACCAAAAGCTGCTGCCCTGTTGCTTGACGGGCGTGTAACCCAAACTTTGCAGATAGTCTGCGATTCTGATTTGTTTAACTTCTTGTATGTTCATGATATTCTATAGATTTGATGATGATTGTAAAAACGTTGATTTGTTGAATGGCTTATATAACACATTTATTTACAGAAAGATATTTGCTCAACATCTTCTCAACAAACCACTCGCCAAAAGAGAAATCAACAATCGGGTGCTGTTCCTCTCTCAACTTCTCTTTTCGATTGTTGAGATTTTGTTGAGAGTGTATATTGTTTATTGTCAGCATAGTTATATCCTTATTCATCAATTCAACAAAAAAAGAATGATATTACAGGGATTCAAGTTGTTCCCTCGTGACAGAATAGAAACGACCGACCCGTTTTACAGGCTCATACCGACACTCCCGATTGTAGTTGAATTGGTAGGTGGTATAGGTCAGTCCGTTGGGTGCAGGCGTAAGTTTCCAACACTCCTGCAACACCTTTCGGACTTGGTGCTTCTCCACTTTTACCTGCGAGTGTACCAGCAACAGAAGAATGTCGTTGTAGCAGAACGAGAATGTGTCCGTGCCGACACTATCCATGATGTCAAGTATCAGCTCGTGCATCTCTATCTCCAGTCGGTTACGGTTGCTGCGGATTATCTTCTGCAAGGCTTCGGTATGCAACAGCGATGGAGCAAACCACATACGGCTTTCCTTTTCGGTGGATAGTGTTCTGTGTTGCAGGAAATGAAGAAAGGCGGGTATCTCCGCTTTCAGCTTTTGCAGGAAGTCGGTATCATCAGACTGCAAGCGGTCTATCTTGCGTACCCAATAGCGTGTTTCCCCTGCATCAATGATTACAGGCAAGTACTCGTTGTTGGAGCATAGCACGAACTTGGCGAAAAACGCTATCTCGTCACGGTCTTTGCCTTTGGCTTCCACCTTGTAGGAAAGTGTGGTGCTTAGGTTCTTCAACCGCTCGCTGTCCTCCCTACGGTTGAGCAGCACCTCGTCCACCACGATAAGCAGTTTGCCGGCCCAGTCGGAATTGAATTGGCTACGGAAATCCTCGTTGGTGTTAAAGGTTACATTGTTCTGAAATAGGAGTTTTAGAAAATTCAGAAATGTGCTTTTGCCTGTGTTGCGTTCCTCTGATACCAACAGCAGGATAGGCAGCTTTTGAATGGGGTACAAGTAGAGCAGTTGTAGGTAGTCCATGCCCAACTCGTATTGCTCCCCGAAGATGTGACCTACCAAAGATTGGATATGCGAGAAATCGCCCTCTTTAGGTTGGTGGTCTATCGGTTCATAGAGGTTAAGGAACTTGCCGACCACGGGATGGTAGCCGATGTGTTCGGGTACGGTGCAGAAGCCGTCATACTTGGGAACGCTGCCGATGTAGTCCTTGCCGTAGTCTTGGCGCAGGGTTTCGTTGTTCCATGCTATGCGTTTCCTTACATACCCTCCGTTCAGTTTGGGCTGCTCCACAATCTTGTAAAGCGTAGTCCCCACTCGGATGAATTCCTCCTTTGCCATGCCACCATCCGATGGCGGTCTGTGGCTGTCTTGTTGTTTGTTAGCTGACATAATCAAATGGTTTTAAGTTTGAAAAATACCAGCTACAAAAGTATAAGCATTTATCGGATAAGTTGTTACGCAAAACGCGGCAGAACGGTGACAAATAGCCCCCGAAGAAAAAACTTTCAATGGTTTGGAACGGAAGTCGGGCAGGACAGACGAAAAAACTCCCAAAAAACGAATGTGGGGATTACGCTTTTCGGGAGAAAAAATTGGAGTTCCTGTTGATATGTCGGTCAGATTATATGCTGACACGCTGGCTTGATTACTCTATTCGTGACTGAATGAATGGATTCCGTCAGTCGTGCAACCAATTCAGCTACGAGAAGTATTCGGCTTTGGCTATGCCGTTGGTGTTCAGCGAAAAGAAGATGCTTGTTTTCTCTTTTCGCAAGTACAGTCTTTCAAGAACGGCATTGCGCACCTGCTTCGCACTGTATGTGCCGATACGGAACGCAAGGGCGATTATCGTTTCAAGGCTGTAAACCTCCATGCTGCACTTGTCGGACAGTCGGATGGTATGCCTTATCTCACACTCATTCAGAATGCCGTTCTTGCAGAGTGTCTTTATCCCTGCCCTGATAGTCGGGGCGGTTACATTGAACAACTCGCAAAGCTCCCACTCACTCATGGCGGTTGCCTGTATATCTTTCGGCATAACTACATTGCCGAACTCGTTCATTGTTATGATGTTTCTTTCCTCTTTCATTATCGTTTGATTTAAGGGTTACTGAATGGCATTGCAAATGTTCTTTTCCATATCCTCCAGTTTGTGCGACAATGTTTCCATATCCTGACTAATCTTTTGGGCTGTGATTTTTGCGTAAATTTGGGTCGTTTTTATGTTGGTATGTCCCAAAAGTCGGCTGACGGTTTCAATGGGTACTCCGTTGGATAACAGCACAGTGGTCGCTGCCGAATGTCTTGCTACATGATAGGTCAAGTGGACTTTTATACCGCACAACTTGGCAATGGCTTTCAGCTTCTTGTTGCAAGTCGTGTTACTCGGCATGGGGAATACTTTATTATCTCTTGTCATACCCCTGTACTTCTCTATTATCTTTCGGGGAACATCCAACAATCGGATATTGGATTCCGTGTTAGTTTTCTTTCTTCGGGTGATAATCCACAGATTTCCGTCAAAGAATGTTTGCAGGTTGTCTTCCGTAAGGTTCTTGACATCGGAATATGCCAAACCTGTAAAGGTGGAGAACAGAAATAAATCCCTGACAAGCTCGTGTGTCTTGTCGGGCATATCGGTGTTCATCATTGTGTGTATCTCCTCTCTCGTAATATACCCTCTGTCCACGCTTTCGGGAGAGTTGATGTACCCTGCAAAGGGATTGAACGGCAGACGACCGTCATTCCTCGCTATGGAAATAATGTGTTTCAGCACAATCATGTAGCCCCAAATGGTATTGGTGCGGCATTTTTTCTCAGTACGCAGGAAATACTCGAAGTCGTTGATGAACGAGAGGTTCAACTCTTTTAACGGAATATCTTCACGCTTGTAGGTATGGGGTAGGAACTCACGGATGTGCTTGCAGACGGTAACATAACGTCGGAATGTTCCTTTTGCCCTGCTGTGTCCCACTTTCTTGGCAAATTCGCTGTTGTGTTGTTCAAACAGTTTTAGCAAGGTTTCCTGTTTGATACCGATGCCGAGATAGGCATCTTTCAACTTGGCAGCAGTGACATAACCGTCCGTCTGCATCAACTCTTGATAACGGCGGTTTATCTCCACTCTGATTTTGTCAACGGCACGGTTGATTCTTTGCGCTTCGGCACTCTTACCCGAAGCACGGTTGTTCTTCACGTCCCACAGGCGCAAGGGAACATCCATCTTGCAACTGAACTGCTTAATCTCTCCGTCCACCGTAATGCGACACATCAAAGGCAGGTTGCCGTTGGGTTTCTCACTGCCTTTCTTCACGTAGAACAATACCTTAAATGTACTTCTCAT